ACACTTGACAAGGACCGCAACGAGACCATCGTGGACATCGCTACGAGGTGTGCTGCAGAGGGAAGGTCGATCCTTATCCTTAGCGATCGGGTTGGTCACTGCGAGGTTCTAGCAGAGGAACTCATCGAGCGCGGCATCAAGGCGGCTGCGCTGGTGGGTAAGCTATCGAGCAAGAGGAGGGCGGTGCTCATCGAGGCGATGAACGCAGGAGAGCTGAGCGTATGCACAGCCACCACCATTGCCGACGAAGGCCTAGACATCCCACGCCTGGACACGCTCATCATGGCTACGCCGAGTTCCAGTTTAGGACGCGTCGAGCAGAGGGTGGGGCGCATCATGCGACCGGCTCCCGGCAAGCGAGGGCCGCTGGTCTTTGACTTGCGTGACAGTTGGGGGCCGTTCCGAGGAGGGGCCCGTAAGAGGGAAGGACTCTATCGTCGGCTTGGAATGCAGAGAATACAGGCCGCATAGAAAAGCGTCCCGGCAGGTAACCAACCCACCGGGACAACCTAACCAAACGAAGCTACACATGGAGACGCGCTGCTTCATATCAATTGTACTCTAATCGTTACAAAGGCGCAACTATCTGGGGCCACTGCGTATGTCGATGTACAGCCAGACACACAGGAGGGCTGTCACTATCAAGGCAACGACGGACCCATCGTGATGGGGGGACATCCTCCAAGGGTATCACATTCGCGGGGCCATATCCAACCTTGGTGCCCAGCTGCGCAGGACCATCCTCCTTGTGGGCCTTCGGTGAAGAGCCCATCCTGGCTGACGTGTCCCTTCATCTGGTGAGGGCATCCTCGCTTGCGGCACCGCTTGCCTTCGCCTATCCAAACAATGCGGACCATGCCTGTCCCCTGTCCGTCAGGCGCCATCCGTTCTTCTTGTCGCCAGCTACGAGCCCCTTCTTTTGAAGGAGCTCGAGGCTGTGGATGGGTCGGTATAGAACTCCGGTGTACGAGGAGGCTAGCTCCTTTAGTACATCGGCCTGCCGTGGCGTGATGATCTTCTGCATCTATGAACCTTGAAGGATGGTGAGCTTGGGGGTGAACACAGGCTCCCCGACTCCACGGGCGAATCCCTTGCGGGCCCTGCGCACTGCATAGATATAGGTGTGGATGGTCTGGCCGTCCACTACTGCAGACCTGCGGATGCTCCGCTCGATGACCTCTTCGTCTGGTCGAGGAGCGAGCACCCACTTGATGGTGGTGTGCGGCTGAACCTGATGACGGCACATGGGTTTGCGTGGCGTGCTGGGCTCATGGGTTCCTACTCGATTCGATCGAATCTGGTACACCGACTCAGCCTTTGGCCCGAGAACCAGGATGGAGAGGCGAGCTGGATTCTTTACGCGCCGCGAGCTTTTCTTTCTCTTGCGAGGAGAAGCAAGGAAGGGTTCAGTGTACGCTACCCGCCTGTCGTGAAGAGCCCTTAGCGCATTGAGAAGGAGGGCATTGGGGGAGTAGTTCTCGGTAGCCCCTACTCTTAGGTAGGTTGCGTGGGCGTAGTCGTGCATGGTATTCCCCGAAGCGGGGGGGCCTCCCCTCACCTCTGAGTTGTGTCCGTGGAATCCCAGGATTGGCCGCCCCTCTCTCCACGAGTGGAAGGCGTGGTGTTCACCACCGTTGCAGTGTACCGCTGTACATGGGGTGTCTCCGAGGAGGAGTCCGTTATCTTTGTTGTAGAGAAGGTTGGGAATGAAGGTCCACCCCTCTACAGGGCACGCATGGAACACGCCTCCTGTGCAGAGGCATCCCTCTTTTCTGTTGTCAGTGGGAGACCTAACCCCTCCCCGGTCGCCCCCCGATACCGAGATTGGGTGTTGAAAAACTACTTCAAACGCAACCCCTGAAAGCGGAAGCTCTTCTAACTCCTTCTTCGAGACGAGGCGCTTCTTCCACAGAGACCTCATAACCGGCAGCGTTAGCAGAGTAGTGTGTTCTCCACTAAACGCCCATGCGGCGTAAGTCACCTCTGCAGTGGCAGCTGCTAGGGACTTCCAGTGCTCTTGTCTTTCCTTCCCAGACGCTACCATTTCTCGGTGAATACGGTAGATAGCATGCGCTCCCACCCGTCCTATATTGTTCAGCATTTCGGAGTACCACCCTCTCATATCTGACCTGCGGTACATCTCCCACAACCATGGGCTTATGCTGTACTTCATCCATTCATGGTCTTTCATTTGTTCCCCCCGTTCAGGTAGTGAACCATGTCTACGGCTGAGTCCAGTTTGCTGTACTCGAAGAGGCCCACCCACTTGGGGGTGATCGCCCCGCCGGGGACGTAGTAGCCTACCTCAAAGACTGAAAGGGGATCGCCCTCGCACTCGTAATACTTTTCATTTATTACCCACATCTCTCTTCTCCTTCGCTTGGTTAAAACATTCTTCTGAGCACCCGTAGATGCTGTCGTTGTAGCTGATGTACTTACTCAGCCAGCCCTTAGCTATGCAGCCTGGCTGCTTGCCTCTGGCTATCTTTCCGCAGCTGCTGCACACGATGATGCGGCCCTGCAGAATCTTGCGTTGCACTCTAGCCATCCTTCCTCCAAGGGTGAGCCCCTCCCCGCAGCTGTCCCGCGACACTTAACTCCCCAGTTAAAACTGCAGAGAGGAGCTCGAAGCTTATGACAGGGGATAGACCTGCGAGATGCCATCGATGGCCTTGGGTCCTACCCAGCTGTTGTCCAGCACCACAGGCAGTGGAGTCAAGACGTTAGTCAAGATGGGTGGTGGGGCAGGTGTCTCTTCATCGAGCGGCCTCACCTCTACCTGCACTAGCAAGTGGTAGATGCCATTGCGTGGGATGGCAGACCGCACGGTGTGCAGTCCATCCAGATCCGCAACGGACAGGAGTATGTTCTTAGCCACGTCGCAGTCGCTGCTGCTACACAGCATCCTCTCGAGACCCTCTCCGTCCAAAAGCCAGAGGCCAACTTCGTCGTCATCGTTCATGAGTTAGCCCCAGCTTAGTTACTTCACGACTATAAAGCCGCTTGGCTTCGTCAACAAGAACCTTGTGCGCCGTGTGCTCTGCTTCTCCCTCGACGCGCCATGCTAGGAGAGGGATAGGTCTCCCGTCTGGGTAGACACAGCGACGGTTCTCACGCTCAAACTTCATGAGCCCGGCTTGCATTCGGCACTTCTTCCACAAGGGTTCCAGTGCTAAGTCAGCAGTACACTGCACGAGGCTATCGCAGAGAGCCTGCTTTTGCGCAGACGTAGTGCAACCTTGATAAGCCTTGAGTAGTTCGATGGCTTTGATGTCTATCTTAATTGCCGCCATGGTCACCACCTCCGAGCCATTCGATTTCGTTTGCTAGCACTTGAACATCGTGCCGAGTGTTACCGCTTTTGTCCTCCCACTTGTTAGTGGCGAGCCTTCCGATGACCGCGATGAAGCGCCCCTTCTTTAGATGCTCCGCGCAGCTGCGGCCTTGATTGCCAAAGACGATGACGGTGTGCCATTCGGGAACCGTCTGCCACTCCCCGTCAACCTTGCGCCGCTCGTCGGTAGCAAGTCGAAGGCGACACACACTTCCGTCTTCTCCTTTCAGTTCTGGGTCAGCACCTAAGCGCCCAACCAAATGTACTTTATTCATCTCTCTTCTCCTTTGTTAAACTAACTTCCTCGAAGTTGGCGAGCATCGCATCGGAGTACCAACTCTTCCACCACTTGCTCTTGGCCAGTTCGCACACCCGCTGCCTCTCAGGACCACGCAGGTCCGAGCGGTAAAGCGTTGAGTGTATCCTGGCAGACAGTCCTCCACTGACAGGGTCATGTTTCACTACCACCTCACAGTCTGCTCCTAGATAGGAGACGTGTATGAGATAGGCTTTGGTTTCTGGTTTGGGTTTCATCTTCACTTCCTTTGGTTAATCTAAGCTCGGTGCATCTGCGGGTTAATTCCGCAGCTGCCAAAACGGAGCTCGGCTGGGTCACCCCTGCACCTGCGCCGCGACCCGCTTGCGCTCGGTCTTGTTCAGTCCCTTCTCCCACCTGACCTTCGGTCCTGTCGGAGCCTTGTCTTCTCGTGGTCTGGTCTTGCAGTTCCATGAGCGCTTGCGCCCGTTGGGAGTGGTGAACGTAGCCGTCCATCCCGAGGCGACCAGACTCGCCCCGCTCTCTACTTCGTGCAGCGTGTAGGTCACCAGCCTGCGGTAGCCCATGGCTCTGGCCTGCACGGCGCACGCTGAGTAGAGCTTGCTGCTTGCGTTCTGCCGAAGCTGCGAAACCCCGAAGGTGCAGACGCGAGTGACCTCAAGCGTGTTGGGCTGCGCTGCCTGAAGAGCACGAGCCACTGGCCTGCCGACGATGGCAACACCCACCATCACTGGCCCGTTGTAGATAGCTACCCCGTACTTCCATCCTGTCGGAGCCGGGTGATGACGGTGGTGCTCATCGACCTTGGCGAACATCCACGACTGCGTTCCCTTGGGCGACTTGCCCTTGCGCCTGCCGTGCTCATCGGGCTGACCCGTCACGACAGTGGGGCTGTAGATCTCTAGGCGGCAGACCATCACGCCGTCGATGTCGGTGACCTCAAGCACTTCGTAGCCGGTGAGGTCAGTCACCACTTGCTCGATGGTCCTACCCATGACGCTGGCGTAGCCCTCTGAGGAGACTTGCTCCGCGAGCCACGCGCAGCACGGGAGGTAGGAGACGAACGCCTCCTGCTCCCGCACAGCTACGTCCAGCGCCATGTACGCAGGCGAGTCGAAGGCGAGGTCTGTCTCGCAGCATGGACAGATCATGCTGCCCCTCGCTGGCGACAGTTGTAGGTGACCTCCCATGTATCAGCGATGGCGGTCTTGCCCATGGACACCACGTTGTGGGCTACTCCGTTCTGCCTCAAGATGTCCTCGACGCATTGAAACAGTTCACCATGCACAGGAAACCAGAGGTCATGCATGACCCCTTCCTTGAACTTGACGCGGCCACCGCCTGCCAACGTTGACTCGCCTGCGAACTGAAGCTCGTCGCAGAAGTGCAGCCACCTCTTTGACTTGGCCAGAATGAATGTAAGTTGTCCTCTCATGATTGCACCTCCGTGTGTCCGAGGTCAAAGCCCATGAGCAACTCGACCCACGATGGGTTGAGGGGCCCGCAGTCTTTTGCCTTGAGCACTGCTGTAGCCAGACCATCGCCGCTCTTCTGCGTGAGGCCTGCCTTGTTGTAGTTTCCCTTGACGGTTGGCGTAGGCCAGACACCGTGTCGCGCCATACCATGCAGCGACGGGCACTCGTTCTTACGCGCACCGCTCCTGCTCGTTCCTCCTCCCTTCGTCGGGTCGGTCGGCGTAGGGTACATCAGGTCAGCGCGAGCGACCCTCTGGCCCAGCGTGTCCTTACCTGCATCGTTGATGCGTGATGGTGGCAGGCTACCTGAGTCTTTGTAGTCCCTCGCTCGTGGCGTAGGCCAGTCGCCGCTGGTCGCCATCGAGTTGAGTGAGTGACGGACAGGACCGACGCGCCCCGCAGCTCCGCCTCGGTTGCTGCCGTAGCTGCTGGCTGATGGCGTCGGGAACATCGGCGTCTGCTTCTTGGACTTGGGACCAAGGCGAGAGGCCTTGCCTGTGAACACGCCGGACATGAAGCCAGACATGGGAACCTCGACGAGGTCTTCAAGACTATCGTAGCCCGCCGCTCGCACCACGCTCGTTGGTGGAAGTTGCAATAGGTGATCGTTGAGGCCGATGAACGCTTGACGCGCACACTCAGGAACGACGGCATTGCCCAGCGCCTTGAGGCGTGGCTTGCGCGTTGGGTTTCCAGCCTCGGTGGTGCGTCGGGTTCCACGTTCCCAAGGTTCAACCCTCCCATTACCCCGAAGCCATGCTGAACATGGGGTGCCTCCGAAGGGGGCGCGTCCGTCGAAACTCTGGAAGCAACCTGACTTCGCAGCCAGTATCCACATGCGGTTACGCACATGCGGTGCTCCCACCTGCTTGGCCGACAGCGGTGACCAGACGGCGTCATAGCCTGCTGCTCGCAGTCCCTTGAGGACAGTCAACAGTCCGCGCTTGCGCAGCCCGACAACGTTCTCGATGAAGACGTAGGTGGGGCTGACCTCTTCGATGGCCCTGAGCATCTCAAACCACAGGCCACTGCGATTGCCTTCCAGTCCGTTGGGGCTTGGGTTGGCAAGCGACACGTCCTGACACGGGAACCCACCGATGAGCAGGTCCGCCTTGCGTCCTGTCCAGTCGATGGTTCGCACGTCATCGTGAAGCTCCGCGTCAGGCCAATGCTTGGCCAGCACGCTGCGGCAGAAGGGGTCGGCCTCCACCTGAAGGCCAACCCGAAGACCTGTCGCCGCTTCCACGCCGATGTCCAAACCACCAACACCACTGAACAAAGAGATGATGTTACTCACGGTCGCCCTCCCCTGCTAGAAAGGCTGAGTAGATAGCGTCGAGCATCACTTGATCTTCAGTCACAGTGAGGTCGAAGACGTTGTCGGTCCCCTCCTCCACAACGTAGTCGATGGTCACGTCTGGCCCGTGCTTCATGCAGACGTGGCCTGCCACGGTGAGACCGTAGTACTCGTCGCCGCCGCCGCACCCTGTGTTGCGCTTGAGTTCGATGTCGATGACGACGTTCATGCTGCACCTCCCGTGATGGCGAGCATCGCAGCGCGGGCCGTGAGGAAGCCTTCGTCAACCATGGTGTACAGATGGTTGACGGTTCCGAACAGGTCTTCGATGCCGGTGTTCGCGTCGATGGCGAAGCAACCCGGACTGAGATCCCACAGGATGTTGTCGTCCCTGAGTTCGGCAATCTCTTTGCGAGCCTGCGCGGTGTCAGACCATGTGTCGTAGTGCTCGCGCCAGTCAAGCTCCAGCCAGTCGGAGGGTACGCAGATGTAGAAGGTGTCGCCTGTCTTGACAATGATGCGGTGAGTGAGGCTTTCCTCCATCTGCTCGTCGGGGTACTTGTTGAGGGTGCCGTCCTCGTTCCACTGGAAGGACTCGCTCTGTACCTCTTCAATGAGTTCAATGAGCGGGTCAGCCAGTGGGTCGCGCTGGGTTTCCTCTGCCAGTGAGACGGTGCAGTTGTCGCACGTCCACTCCTCACCGGGCTGCATATGCTCTAACACTTGCGCCAAGTTTTCTAGTGACGTTGACCAAGTGGACATCGTTGACCACACTCCGTCGTCGAACAGATTGGTCTTGGCAAACTTCTCGCGAAGCGCAGCTACGGTATTAGTCTCGGTGGTGGTGTCCCACGAGATTGTGATGAGGGTTGAGTCGTTCATGTCGTTGCTCCATGTGGTGGTTTGGTTTGGTGGGGGCTCGTCAGTACATGGCCTTGCTTCGGTCACCCCGGATGATCAACTCCGGGCCGTTGAGCGAGGGTGGCCGCTAAACCAGATCCTCTACCGCAACAAGGTCATGTACTCACCAACCTCCCACTTTTATTGTACTACGGTTCCGATCCGTGTGTCAACAAGTTCGTATATTTATTTGCACATGTGGTTGTGAATGGGGTGCTGGCCTGATGCTGTCCGCTAGGTCGTCCTGCTCAGAAAGTCTCCATTGATCTTTGTCTTTCCTTTATGGGACAACCGGGACATCTAAAACAGTAACAAAGAGTAAGGGTAAATTAGGAGAAATTAGAATTACAGTATATAGAAAGAGTAGGGCTTTTAGATGTCCCGGTTGTCCCATCCCCAAAGCTCCCCTCCCCCCTGCCCTTTCCTTGCCCGACCTTTTGGGACATCAAACTTTTGAGGCCGGTCCTAGAAAAATACCTACGCATTCGCCGGTCATTACCTACTGATCTGCACCTGCTTATGGCTAGGCTCGTGGCCTCGTGACCTCGTGACCTTGTCAAACCTTCAAGTCTTGACGTGTCCAGGCCCACAGGGCAGAGCTCATCCATCACCTGAGCCTGGCCCTTGACGCGTCAAGAGTTTTTCACATATACTATTTTAGTATAATGAACGTATACTATTTTAGTATAAGTTTGAATCCTGTTTTAGTATAAATATCATATACTATTTTAGTATATATTATCTCAGCCCGGACCTGGCCCTTGACATGTCAACCCCTACCATAAAGCTGAACACCCACAAAAACGAACATACACATTACGAGCCCTTAGAGGGGCCTACAAGGGATTTGACCCTCTGGACGTGTACTAGTACTCGGATCGCGCTAGGACAGTTATGCCCTTAGAACCTACAATATCAGCGAGTTTTCTATTGACACGTCAACACTAAATCTCTTGACATTTCCTTGACAACTTCGATAGTGATAGTCGTATCAGGACCGGCTAAAGAGTATATGCAGATGGGAGTTCCATCCTGTAACCAAACCAAACCACATGGAGATCAGAAGATGCCATCAGACAAAGAGTGTAGAGAATTTGCGCGCCGAAACTATCACCCAAAGACCGCTATCCATGGTTCTTGGGATCCGAGAGTACAGGCGGAATGCGCTGTCATGAACCAAGAAATTGATACGTGGGTGTTTTTGGGTTTGTCCGAGGCCTCCGCGATCGAACTGGTAGCTGAAGCCGGGTGCTTGACTATTGAGCATGTGAAGGTGGGATCATGAGCGCCAACATCACAACCGCCCGCATATTCAAAAACGCCGCCGCCATCATGGCTGCGCAAGATAGAGCCGCACAAGTCGAAGCCGTGACAACGGCCGACGACGGCCCCTACATGGTCCGCACCTATCGCGAGAGCACTCAAGAGATAGAGGTGCAGCAACCCCGCGAGCGATGGACTAACGCCACACACCATAGCCTAGGCAACGGGTGCTACCAGTCACGCAAGCAAGGCGGTGCGCAATGAACGGCGCTATCCGAAGCAAGGCCACACAAGGCAAGACCGATCGCGCCGTCGATCAGCGGCTGGCGCTCGCAGGCAATGACCCCGCAAAACTGGCCGCGCTGCTCACCTTGTCAAAGAGTAACGCGAAACTGAAAATGACGGGCAAGGCGATCAAGGCGATCGGGCTGCAGGAGTTTAGCAGTCAAATCGGCTTTCCCTTGAGAGGCCACAACATCGCAGCGTTTAACCTACCAGCGGGGGGCTACACGCTACGTGGTGAATCGTTCAAGGTTTGCATCGGTGCCGGTGCCTGCCTTGCTCTCTGTTATGCGATGCAGGGGCGTTACGGCATGTCAACGAGCCAAGCGCCAAGGGTAGTCAATCATCAAACCCTGTTACGCTTGAACGGTGCTTATAGTAATGGGGTTATCAAGGCACTAGACGGCATGGTCAAGAGGTTAGGGCGCTCGTTCGGGCTTGTAAGGCTACACGATAGCGGCGACTTCTTTGCTGACTGGTACGCCTACGCATGGCTGATCGTCGCCCGTATGAACCCCGATATCCTGTTTTATTGCTACACGAAGAGTCACACGATCTTCCCTGACCACACCACGGCCCCGGCCAACCTTCGGATCGTCCGGTCCTATGGAGGAAAGCGCGACGACTTGATCGACGACGACAAGCCCCATGCGCGGATCTTTGAATCGGTCAAGGCCTTGAAAGATGCAGGCTACATAAACGCCAATGACGAGGTTGACGGAGAGATCGCGACCATCGCAGGCGAGCAGCGAATTGGCCTTGCCTACCACGGAACACGGAAGCCAACGCCCGCACAATTGCGGGCCGTAGCATGACTGCAACAGTGATCGAAGCGATCACCCTTGCCGCCGTGTTGTGGCTGTCGTGCACGCTGGCACATCTCATTTACAGTTACATGCTGTAGACATGAAACCGAGACGGATCCGATCACCACGTCGGATCCGTTATCGTTGGATCCGTTATCGTTGGATCCACTATCGTTGGATCCACTATCGTTGGATCCACAACGGGAGCTCGCTCACTTCGTTCGCTCTCTCCGACCACAGTAAGGCGTTCACACCTAAAGGTGTTCACCCTATATCGTGCAGATCTATAAGGCGTTCATGCTTCACCCTCTGTTCTTCTTCGCGAAGAAGGACCTTGTCCTTCCGCTCAATACGTTGTTAGAACCGTGGCAGCATAGACACTACTCCAGGCCTTGGCTCTCCCAGAGCTCGAGCCTGCGGCAAAGTGCTTCCCCCCTTTCGGCACGGTCTCTATATATTATTGGTGCCCCCCTCGAACCCTTTACCAAATTTCCGGTGTTTCATTTCACGATTTCGTTACACATGCTAGTGTACGAGGATGGAGTTTAGAACAGGCGGCTGCTTAGGTTCATTAGCGGGGCGTGCGCGCAAGCGTGAGCGTCGAGCTGACTTGCTTGTTCATATTGTTTCGCATGATCCTGGTGACGGTCGGTTGATTTCGCGTCGTCTTTTCAACCGTGTGAGTTTGCTATGTGCATCTGAGCATCTGCGCTGCGAGCGTTTGTGGTGGTATAGCGGCCCACGGGAGCATCGCGACGAGGAGTTTTTGGATTGGTTAAAGTCAACGACAGCTATTGGCGACTGGCTGAGTTCTTCTCGTTCGTTTCGAGCACCGCGCAGCTGGCCCGATGAGGTCGAGGAGGCTTGGGGCATTAACGTTCCTACGCCTTGGGAGGTGGCTAACGCCATCCAGTCAGGCTGTCGTTTAGGCGACGAGTGGTGGTATGGGCATGACGTGGCGACTTTGGTTTCTTATGCCTGTGGATTATCTATTCAGGAGATCAAGGAGACGGTTGGGGTTGGTGAGCAGGCTGTTGTCCACCACATGGTAAGGGCTGTGGAGCGAATGTTGACGGAGCCTTGTGTTCAGCTGTGGCTAATGAATCTAGACTTCGGCGTGTTTGCTCCTACGCTTGGTATGAACGAGACGTTGTTGGAGCGCCTTAGATTGCAGATGGCATTGGCTGGTAATCCTTTAATGCTTGGGCGTCGTGACTTGAAGCGTATTATGGGGTCTCCATTGTTTAGGAAGGCTGCTCACGGAGGCGTCTTTCCCAGGCGCGTTGGCCATCGTCAGATTGGCGGGTATGTTATTGTGTGTGAGTCACGGGATTAGGAGCAGGCATGGGAAGATCTAAGTTCGATCCGGACACTTATATTGAGTGGCTGGACAAGGTTACGCCTGAGAGCCGCGCCGTTCTAGGCAAGGTCTTTTCGGAAAACCCAGTTAGAAACTACGATGATCTTGTGGCTTTTTCTCAGCGTGTAATGGTTGAGGTTTTGTGTGGCAACATTGCACCGTGCGTAGCTGACGCAGCTGCGCGGTGGGCTGAGATTATGATGACGGCATTGGCTGCGAAGAACACGGCAAGCGGCACGCCAGGCGAGGCGTATTCGGATTTACTAAACGCCTTGATTGCTGTACAGGAGGAGGCTCCTGTGTTGGAGGCTGCGTATACGGAGACTGAGGTCATCGACCTAGCTGTAGCGGGGGCCTGAGTTGGCTAAGGGCAAGCCGAGTCCTGGTGCTCTGTTACGGGCGTATGGTCAGATTCAAGATCAGGCGACTGGTATGCCAGTTTCTTACGATCCTTTTAGGATCACGCAGAGTCTGCAGTCCACTATTTTGTCTTACTATGGGAACCCTCCTAAGACGAAGGATGGTCAGACGAAGTGGTTAGTGCTGCTGGGTTATCGCCAGGGAGGCAAGAGCCTGACTTCGGAACTCGTGGCTTACGCAAAGACAGCGTATACCCCAGGCATGGACCATGTCTGTATTGCTGACACGAGAGAGCGCGCTGAGTATTTGCACAAGCGGGTTCACTATACGCATACGAGGTGGCCTGACGCTCTACGCACTAAGACAGCTGCCACTAGGGAGGTACGTCAACTGTCCTTCGACGATAAGATTGGCGGCAAGATGCGCGTCATGAGCGGCGAGAGTGGGTCGGTGGGTATCGGCCAGAGCCCTGATTCCTTCCATGGGTCGGAGCTGCCATTCTGGAGCGACCCTGAGGGTCAGTTTTCCTTGATATATCCTTCGATGATTAACCGAGATCATAGTTTAATGCTGCTTGAGTCTACTCCGCTGCACGCTGGAGACTGGTGGCACGACCAATGCATGGATGCCAAGCGTGGAAACGGTCGGTGGGTGTACGCTTTCTTTCCTTTTTGGGACGGCAAGCTCAATGTAAGGCCCTGGCACAAGGGCGAGCGCATGACAAACGAGGAAGTAAGCCTCATGCATCGCTACGGAGACTTGGGTTTAACGAGGGAGAACCTAGCTTTCAGGCGTTTCGTCATGAACACAGACGTACAGATCAGGCGTGACCCTGAGTTGTTCAGGGTGTTTTATCCTTTCGACGATGTGAGCTGCTGGATTACCACGGCTCGCGCCATCTTCCGTGAGTCGATGTTGGAGAAGCACCGCAAGCGCAAGATGGAGAAGTGGTCTCCTCCTTATTTGGAGTATGAATCTCCGGAGCCTGGAGCGATGTACGTTGTAGGGGTTGATCCTGCTGGTCATGCGGCCCGAGATCATGCCGCCTTTCAGGTTCTCAAGGTCTATGAGGGCGATTGGACGCAGGTCGCCTGCTTTGCCGACCATAGTGACCCCATCGATTTCACGCGCAAGATGCTTGAAGTAGCGGAAAGGTACAACCGTGCGCTTGTAGTCATCGAAAGCAACGGTGTTGGAGCTGCAACGATAGCCCTTTCCAAGCAGGCTGAGTATAGCAACCTGTATTACGAGAAGCCTTACAAGGCGGGGCTCACTTCGACAGGCAAGAAGCTCGAGGAGATGGTGGGTTGGTTGCAAGATGCTCTAATGGAGGAGCTCGTCATTAACGACGACGACACTTTTTCGCAGCTGTGTTCTTACAGGCATGACAAGCGCACCGAAACGACGGTGGTCTCTGAAATGCTGAAGGGCCAGATAGGTGCCAAGCGCAGGTCTCGTCATCACTGGGACAAGATTTCTGCGCTGCAGATGGCTATAGTGGGAGCACGGCGTTTACCTTCCCGCAGTAGAAACACTGAGACTCCCACTGACAGTAACGTCGTAATGTTTAAGGATTTGACGTGGGACCAGCTACAGGCCTATAGGAAGAAAGAGCGAGACCGCAAGAGAACTACTGGCACTAAAAGAAAATACCGCTCTGTCCGACGGGCGACGAGGAGGAAGAATGGTTGACGGTGACAAGCTTAAGAAACTCCGCGACGGCGCTGCCAAGAAGTGGCTCCAGAAGGCAGATAAGAAGATGGAAGAGAAGGGCACTAAAGGTGCGTTCACCGCCAAGGCTAAGAAGGCAGGCTATGACAACGTCCAAGAGTATGCCAAGCACGTTCTTGCCAACAAGAAGGACTTCGACGAGGAGACCATCAAGCAGGCTCAGTTCGCGCTGAACATGGGAAAAATCGCGAAAGAGAATAAGAAAAAGGAAGACTAATGGGCCTAACGCACCAGCAACTGCAGGGAATCATCACTACGCACCAGGGCAAAGCCGGGGGCGAGCGCCAAATGTGGGACGCCTGGCGTAGGTGGTATGTTGGGCAGTACTGGGAGAAGAACTTTGACGCTCCAACCGGAGCCTTCGTCGCAGAGACAGGCATTGACGACGACGAGGTCAACTTCGAGACGAACTATCCTTACGCATACATCGACACGATGGTAGCCAATATATGCCCCACCAACCCCAAGGTGAGTGTCTCGGCGCGCAGAAGCGAGAACTCTGAGGCCGCGAGGTTTCGCGAAGCTCTCATCAACGACAGCTTCTACCGGCAGAAGCTCCATCAGAGTATTTGGAAGTTGGCCGTTAGCACAGCTATCTGTGGCAGGAGCTTCCTTAAGACAGTCTGGAGCTTCGCGAGAGAGGCTGTCGAGTATCAAGTAGTGGACCCTCGGTATATCTTTTTTGATATGTCAGCCCGTCACTGGCAGGACATCCGCTACCTCATTGAGGTTACGGTGCTCACTAAGACCGAGTTCAAGAACCGCATTAAGAAGTCAGGCAAGAAAGGTGGCTTCTACAGTAAGACAGCATCTAAGGACGCTAGCTTCGGAGGCTACCCAGCATGGCTTAGGGACCTAAGTGGGAGCAGTAGCTTACTGAACGAGGCATCTAAGGATGTCTTTAGTTGGGTTACCGTCTATGAGTTCTACGATTTTGAGAACAACAAGTACTATCATCTTCTAAGCGGCATCGATGAGCCTTTGTTTTCAGGTGAGCTGCCCTACGCGAACGTGCGTAACCCCTTTTCTATTCTAAGCTTCAACGACAATATGAAAGACCTCGGCGGTCTGTCGGACATCGCTCTTATCTCTAGTCTGCAGCAGAGACTCAACGAGCTCGATACGCTGGAGTTATGGCACGCGCAGTCTTCTATCCCCGTCACTCTTCTTCAGTCGGCTCTTGTGGATGACCCGGAGTCTATTATGACAGCTGTGCGGGACGCCACGGAGCCCGGTTCTGTCGTAGCTGTTCGGGGTAAAGCCGATGTTCCTATGCGCGACTTGTTTGGTTCAACTCCCCAGCCAGGGCTCACCCCAAGTTTTGGGGCGATGCGTGACCGGGCCACACAGACCATCGAGTTTGTCTTGGGAGTTCCTCAGTACTCTCGTGGAGTTGTGGGCGTTACGGATGTTGCTACGGAGGTTGCGTTAGCCGACACAGCTACGCGCACTAGAAATGGGCGCCGCATTAAGGCTGTGAATGACATGGTTGGCGACCTTGGGAAGTACACCACTGGTCTTTATCAGGAGTTTCTGGACCCTGCTAAGGAACTCAGTATTCGTCTCATCGAGACTCAGGAGGTGTTGAACTTTACCCAGGAGACTATGGGTGAAGAGATCCAGGGTAACCCTCTGGACTACGACTACGAGGCTGTGCCTTATTCTCCCGCTGAGAACAACAGGCTTACGCAGCTGCGTAACCTTCAGAACTTCCTTCCTGTCTTGTCTCAGTCTGCCGTAGTTGACAAGAACCGACTCATCACCAAGCTTCTCGACTTGCTCAATATGAGGGACATCCTAGTCACTCCCGAGGAAGTTCAGCAACAGCAGGCCCAGATGGCTCAAGCGCAACAAGCAGCACAGCAGATGCCAGGTGCCATGGAGGCAGCGGCTCCAGCAGCAGCAGGCGCAGACGCTCCGGTGGATATGCCAACGAGCGGAGCCATGCCTCCAGGTCTTGAGCCTCCGCCACTGCCGATTGAAGCAGGCGGTGCAGGAGCTCAGATCCCCAACATCATGCGAGGTCAGTAATGGAGTTTCCTCAGCAACCGTTTCGTGGACTGCACGGATCTTTGAACGAAGAGCCGAAGAAAGAAGAGAAGAAGAAAGAGGAGAAGAAGAAAGAGGAGCCTTTGTCAAAGGCTGCTCCTAAGTCCATCGAGCAAAAGAGGATGGAGGTAGCTAAAAAACATGCACCTAAACAGCCTGCGCCGACTGCGGAAGACCCCTGGTGGAAGGAGAAAAGACCCGTTATTTCGTTACCCCCAGGTAAAGATATGGCAGGCGACCTCGAAAAGTCCATCGAGTGGGCCGCAGATAAGTTCAAGTGGGACCCCCGTACCAGTGACGCAGTGTCTGAGGCTGCTAGTTCCTTAGCTAACGAGATGGCAGGAATAAACGTAGACAAGTTAAAACTATTGAAGACGACACAGAGCCACCGAGATGGTGTTCCTGATCGAATCTATTTTAAGGACGAAGACGGGTACGAGTGGGAAGTAGTGAGGGAAGAGGATGGTTGGGACTGGCACGCGGTGGAGGATTCATAATGCCGCTATACGATTTAGAATGTGAGCCGTGCCAGAGGTTTTTAGTCGATGTCTTCTTCACCTTATCTGAAACCCCAACGTGTTCCTATTGCCATGCGCCTGCTCGTGTCATTATCTCTCCCGTTCGTACTGTTGGCCCTATGCCGTCCAAGCCACTCAAGATCAAGCAACTGGGCAAGGAGTTCACCTCCAACTCCCAATGGAGGGAGTACAAGGAGGCGCACCCCGACGTTCAAGTGCTCGACAAAAACGACGCCTCTTATCAAGAGTTCTATACCGAGGTCCATGAGAAGGCTGATAAGGTAGCTAAGAAGCTAGGATACAGGGATCATAAAGATCGCGGACAACAAAGAAAAAAAGAAAAAATAGAGCAGGCTCGTTTGACGGGACAAAAGTGATACTGTAATAAATAGTAAGGAGCATACTATGGAAAAAGATTGGGGAATGGGAAAAGACGAAGACTCCCGCGACGATAAGGGCGAGAAGGACTACACAAAAAAGAAAGGCATGAAGTCCGATACCCGAAAGGGCGACGAGGATTTCGAGGCCCATGAAGATTCAAAGTCGAAGACGATGCCAGGAGAAGAAGACTTCACAGGGCACAAAGATGACGACTCTAAGACGCATGCAGGTAAAGACTACTCCGAGGAGGAAATGGCGGACCACCTTGCGACAGAGTCTAGGGACGGTCCCCATATGCTAGAGCTTCTAGAAGAGAATGGTTGGGAGATCCGCAAGAAGGATGGCGGAGAGACCGTAACTCACGAACAAATAAAAGAAGAACTCGGGATTGGCCGAGAGGCCCCACAGCTTAGTGTTATCCGCCTAGCCGCAGCTCGTAACGGCATGCGCGGTCCAAGCTAATGAATAATGAAACGTCAGCTACAGAAGAGGTCGCTTCTGCGGGAAACGCCGAAACTTCTTCTCCTGCCGTAGATGACGGCGCCTCAACAGAGGGGATCGCGGAAGCGGCTTCTTCCTCTACCCAGGAAGCAGAAGTCAGTGAAGCGGCATCAGCGCCAGTCCCCGAGGCTGCGCCTGAACCAACGGAGCCGGTGCTTCCAGACTTTAACTTCGACGAATGGGGCGGAGAGGTCTCAGACCTTCCCGAGCTGTACCGGCCACTTGGAACTAGATTCGAGTCTCGCTACACCGACAAGGTAGGAGCCTATGAGGCTAAGATGGCCGAGATGGAGCGCCTGAACGACGCTCTTATGGTAGGCGAGGAGGATCCCCGCATCGCTGATCTTGGAAAAGAGATCACAGGCCACCAGAAACAGTACGACGATCTCTTCAATGAGTACTCCTCATATCGCAAGCAGATCGACCAAATTGTGGAAGATGACGCACAAAAGTACGCCGCGCAATTTATGGAAGAGCATAAAGAATATTTTGAAGATGACGCTAAAAGTAAGGAGCTAACTGACCTTATCGAAGCTGACTGGGACCCCCAGTCTGCAGTGGCCTTGCTAAAATTAGGACCCGAAGCTAAGGTAATAGGGCAGAAAGCGAAAGCTGACGGCGTCCCAGATTCATATGCACTCAGGTTGGCAGAAACCGCAGTTAGGCCTCGGCCGAAAGCGGCCCCGCGTCCAGGCGCGAAGATTACTTCTGGAGCCACCGCAAGTTCGTCACCCCATCAGGAACTGATGGAAATTGAAAACACGACGAGCTTAGACGATAAACGACTCTTAGTCGCCCGCAGGGCACTTAAGGGCTCCAGATAGATCTTGAAAGGAGACTAGAAAATGCCAACTGTTGGAACAGGTATCAGTCCTGACGTACTAGCATCATGCTTGCAAGAGTTGATGCCTTCTTATTCAGAACTCTTCACCACATGGCACCCGATTCTTGAGCGTGTTGTCCTTAAGGGCAACCTGAGTCGAAGTGTCGCAACCGGACCTTTTCGTGAGTTCGCGGTTGTTACGGGTGGTCCCGGCCAGGTAACTCAAGTAGTTACCGGTTCCGAGGTCATCGCTGGTGGACGTAATCAGAACGCGGTTCGTGGTGACACCTACGCTCCTCGCTTGATTTACGCGTTCGATGTTCCGGGTAAGGACCTGGCTGAAGCCAACGGCGAGATGGACCTCGCCCGCATCATCCAACACTATCCTGAGTTGGCACTGGCTGACTTCCACGAACGCATTGCAGTGCAGGTTGCTCAAGGTACAGGCGCAGGAGTTGGCGGCTTCGCTACTCTGAACGGCGCCACTACCTATAGCCCCAACGGCGCAGCGCGCTCGGGAGCAATCCAGTTCGGCACACGGGCAGCTCAAGAGGCCGGCGGTCTTGGCCTTAGCGACAACCGCTACGGACTTCAATCGGGAACGACGGCAGGCTGGTACAACCAGTTCGCTGACATCCCAGCTGCAGGCTTCGCAGCTGCTAACGGGCGTAACTTCATGCGCGAAGTCTTCTTCGCTTGCAGTCGTCAGATGAAAACCCTGGGTGCTTGCGACCTAATGCTGGGTGACGAGGGTTCGTACTTGAACTACCTCGATAGCTTGGATGAGCAAGTCCGTATCGTTACTGATACGACAGCCGGTGGTGACCGAGCTCCGAAGATGATTCGACGCGGCGTCAAGTTCCTCGAGGCTGACTTCTACCTTGAAGACTCCATCGACATTACAAGCACTGCTTGGAATCAAGGTGGCATGGCTGGCCCAGCAAATGACGGTGTCATTTACTTCGTCAACACCAATAGTTGGTTTGCTTACACGATGGGCGGAGACGCCTCTCGCGAAACGAAAGGTGATTTTTCTGTACGCGGACCATTCCGGATCCCCGAGCAAGATCTCTTCCGTTATGAAATCGTCCTCAACATGGGCCTCAACACCAACCAGTTGCGTGCCAATGGCGCTGTCACTGGTGGCGCTGTACCATAAACCGCTAAGATATAAGGAGATAAGACATGTCTGCTGGAACTGGAATGGGTATTGCCGTCACGACGGTAACCACCGATGCACAAGCACCTTTAGGATTCATTCACAACGAACCGGCGTCTTCAAGCCAGGGCCTGAGCGCTCAGGGTGAGAAGACTTGGATTTACGTCAGGGCTGGCGTTGCTCTCACAGCAGGCGCTGTCTGCATCCGTCAGGATTCCGCGTCAGGCAACAACGGAAACTACGGTAACCCAGACTCCGTGGTTACTCCGCCCGTTCCTCCGGATGGCGTCATTCCCTCCACCGGGGCTGTAGCTGTGGATAGGGTCGTAGGCGCGGCTCAACACGCCATCGCTCTTGGCAGCTATGGATTTATTCAGCGTAGCGGGATCTGCACTGTCACAGACTCCGGCACCATGGCTGTTAATCTTGGCATCACTCCCGTCGCTGCCGGAGAGGCAGGCACTGTCGCAGTCGGGACCGAGTCTTTTGGTCTCTGTCTCGTCCAAGGTGGAGCAGGCAACCCAGGCACTGCCATGATCCACTGCACAGGCTAACTTAAACATCCTTCCTCGGGAGGGTGCGTCTCCCATCCCTTTTGGGCGCGCCTTCCCTCTGGAAGATTTCGGAGGGAACGATGAATCTCAGCGGTCTACATAGAAAGTTCGTCCTGAACGGACGCGACACCATGGATCCCACCAAGGTGACAGGGCCGACTCAGCTTCTGTCTCTGGGCTATCTTTGGCAGAGCGTTCCCGGTATTGATACCGATGGCACCAGCACAGCAAACGCGAACGAAGGTCACCAGACCTGGATTTATATCAAGGTGAATCAGGTTGGAGGGATCCAAGCTGGGAACGTCATCGAAAGGGACGACCTCTCGGATGATTATGTAGGTCAGCTACAAGAATCAGCGCTCTTCACGGACAGTGGTATGGTCGCCCAAAATATTATCGGGGTAGCTCAGTACGACATCGCAGACGGCGAGTATGGATTTATCCTGCGCGAAGGGGTCACCGGCATCCTTACTGTTGACGCAGGAGGAGTTTCAGACGCTCACCCTCTTATCACTTCGCGCCTTACATCGGGGGCCGCAGGCGACTACACACAGCCAAATGCCGGAGCCCTGACTAATGAGATGGTGAACCAAATGGCCTGTATCATCGGGCTTACCATCAAGGCTGCTGCACCATCCATTTTCCGGATCAACTGCGTAGGATAAATCGGGAGGCGCTATGTCATCGCTAGTAGTAGGACGACAGCGTCGGGGAAAGCTAGAACTATCCACCATTAACGACATCTCTAAGATGGTTAGTGCGGAGCAGGTCTACCCACTAGGCTACGAGATCACAGTCCCAGGGACGCAGATTCCGGACGGCAATTTCCCAAGTTGGGCGACCGGCATGTCTGCTACGCCTGAAGAAGAAGTCCTCACAGCAGACCTTGGGCAAGTTCCACAGACGTGGGTGTATGTTCGTAACGGCTCCCGCGCTGCAGCCCCGGCATTTGGCGGTTTTTCTGTTGGAGGCTGGTGCGTTCATTTATATTGGGACAGCGGCCAACCCTTTACTGCAGGCGCTAATCCCCGTAAGGCTGCTGCCCCATTTGTGGTGGGATTTATGGATGGAACCTTAGCTACGGCAACCAATATCGTAGGGCTTCCTCAGTTCGATATCCCCGAGGGCCACTACGGCTTCATACTAAAAAAGGGAGTAGGCAAGGCGCTTTTTAATAACAACGCCGTCGCTGTTCTTGGGGGGCAGATTCTGATAGCGGACGCCGCATCGAACGATGGGCGGTGTGCGGCACTCGCAGCAGGCGGCATTACCCCCGTAGAGGGCGGATTCGGTATCGTCGTTGATGATTTCCTACCCAGCGCTGTTCCTCCCCTCACAGACGCCTACCTCAATACTGTCTATATCAACTGCATGGGATAGACGGTGGCTGACGACCCTCTAGCAGAGCTCAGAAACGGAGTTGCACACAACGCACTTTCGGAAAAGCCTGCAAAAGGAGAGAAGGAAGCTACAGTGGCAGACGCTAAATTGCTGCGAGATCTTGCAGCTGCTAAGACAGAAGAAGAGGTTGCTGATATACTGGAGAGGTCCAGGGCGGTTTAGGCGTCCTTATAGACGGGGCAGCTTATGAACCTTAAGAATATCAGAGACGCAATGTACGCCCAGGCTGACTGGGGGCCTAAGACGAGCCCTGCAGCTGACGAACGCATGAACAAGTTCATCAATAGGGCCTACAACCTTATCGCGCTCGAGGCGCCTTTCCTTTTCTTCGAGGATATTGTGCGCTTCGCCACGGAGCCAGACGCTTTAGCTGTCACAACTGTTGACACTATTACATTCGCTACCAACCCTGACCCAGCTGTTCCCTTCCCTAACTCTTGGGTAGTGTTTCAGACCAACGCAGGAGCGACCAGTCAGTTGGATTGGCCTACCGACAGAACATGGGATGGTCGCGTTATCGGAATCCAGGACGCAAGCGGCGTATGGCACCGTAACATTATACGGACAGTATGGCAGGATCCTGACACCCCAGAAGTTCCTGCTGTTCCAGCGGTAGCCGCGAGAGCTTTTGTCGAAGTCAACGACACTCTGGGAGGGGGGCTTGCCGGGACCTCCCCAGGCGACGCTATCACGCTAAACAGCGGGCAACCTCAAGGAGGTGATCTTCTTTGTGACCCGCAAGGGCTGCCTTACCCTACGGATACCTTTTTTGATGCGTTGTTACCGACTCAGGTAGCTGCCTATATCAATGGTCCTGGGGCACTTGACCCTCTTCAGCCTCCTATTGGACCATCCGCTCCGATAGTAACAGGGGGATTTAACGATCCTGCTGGAAGTTTTATCGGTCTATGTAGCGCAAGCTATCCACCAGGAGGAAATATTGTCAACCTTACAGCTGTAGTCCCTGGAGCTATCGGGAACACCATGACGGTTGGCTTTGTCGGGCAGCAAGTGCCCAACGCGGTTGAGGTGTCCTCTCCTACTCAGCCAGCCCCTTCTGCGTTCACCTTCTTCGGAGGAGGGGCTGACGAGATTCCTGCCGTCCCAGCAATCCCTGGAAAGAAGTATATGTCCTTCTGGATGCCGTGGGACACCGACCACTTTGGGCCAGGTCCTTTTAACTATCGGGTCTATACCGAAGAGTATCCGCTTCCCGATGACATCATAGAGGTGCGCAGCACGAGACTTTGGAAGACGAATAACTCCTGGCCTCTTCAGGTTCTCGGGCAAGAAGATGCAGAGCGCCAGAACATCATTGACCGTCACACTGATCTAGCGAAGGGTATCCCACGGGTCATTTATCGACGCAAGCACTACCAAATGCCTGCCCCCGCCGTTCCCCCGGACGTGGAGTTGTGGAGTGATAGTGGGGAAAACCGTGGCTGGGTGGGCCCTGACCCTGCAGGAACCTTTGAGTATAAGATCACTTACTGCTGGGGTGCTCGGGACATTTGGTTTAGAAACCCAGGCCCCCATCACTGGGGATTTAACGCTATTGATCCGGTCAACACTTTAGGCAAGGCATGGGACTATACGGGAGCGGCAGACAAATGGGGTAAGCAAAGGTATCGCGAGCCAAGGTGGGAGTCAGCTCCGAGCTCGGTATCCGCACAGACAAGCCCCTCAAACTGGCTCGAACAGGGAACGCACGGCAAGGCAGTACGCCTGACTCTGCCTAACATTGAATACATCCAAGGCTTCTTCTGGAAGCTTCTCACTAACAGCTCCCCTCCAGCGAACCCCTTAGACCCAGATGTGGCTAACCCGTTCAGCCGCATGCATTTAGATAAGAGCGGATGGTTTGTTCGTGTGTACCGTAGACGGGTAGCGACAAACTTCACTAACTATGACCAGCTAGGAGCTGCTGCAAACCCTGGAACTCTAGGGGTAGCTACAGCTGCAGGTCCTATTCTGCATAAGATAGAAGAGGACAATAGCTTTTATCTTTTGTCTGAGGTCCATATCGACCAGTTGAATGAGGGCTACTTTGTTGACGATGGGCAGCTGCTCCCAGACTACCATCGTCGCATCCGAGATACCCACGGCTACATGCAGATAGGAATGTATCCGGTCCCTAACAAAAAGTACGAGGTTGAGGTCAGGTGCGTCCGTCGCCCCGTTGAGCTTACCAACGACGCGGACGCTCCGTACATCCATGCAGAGGCCTGTGACATCCTAGTAGATCGAGCTCTGCAGCTTCTTTATGAATCCGAGGGCAACGCTTCAATGATGGGCTACGCCAAAGGAAGGTACGAGAGAAACCTCCTGACTTTATCGAAGAGATACGGTGATTTGAGACCTTCTGCTGTTCCTGTGTTAAAAAGGTTATCACGGGCCTCGCCCGGTTACCGTTCAAGCATACGTTATAGGCAGTGGTGGAATACAGCCACCGATTAAGGAGAAGAAGATGGCAAGCAGCGACACACCTTTAGTTTGCGGTGGAGTGTATGAACTCAAGCGCCCAGACGGAAGCACTGAACAGAGCATCGTAACCTGTACGATCAAGGGTCACTCTGGAACGAAGGGCTGGATTCAGCGGTTTGGTTTAGCTCGGGAGATTGTTGTGGAGGGCAGCGAGACCTTCAACACGATGAAACTCGTAGCAACTGCAGCAACCGTTAAGGCTACGCCTGCGACTGAAGAGGCCAAACCTGAGACCAAGAAGAAGATCCGTCGTAAGAAAAAGGAGTAACCAATGTCGGACCCCAGAGTTCGCAGGACGCAGGGTCCACTCCTTTTAAGGGCTGAGTCGGGGAAGATCTTTACCCCCGACCAGACGGGCAGTGTTCTTGAGAACTTTAGGGAAACGCCCGAGGCTACGCTTACTAAGGTGATTGGGCCGGTGCCTGTGGTGCCTGCTTACATCGGTGGGGATGCGCAGCCCCAATGGGAGACTATCGATGGAGTCTTTCATGCAAGACTTCTACAGGGCCAAATGGACATGCTTCTGGTAGTGGGAAGTAGCGGAAACGTCTTTCCGCCTGCTGGAACAGGTCGATCACAGGTCTATATCCTCAACGGCCCCACTCGGGAGTTCGTGGCCCTGAGCAAGACCTACCCTAATGCCGACGCTAACAAACCGAAGAGCTTTCCTACACAGTTCGAGTCTACACCCAACGGAGTAGTTATCATACCCCAGGACACCGCTCAGGCGCTGTTTCTGGACACCGACCTGGAGTTGGAGACCCTTGGGTACTACGAGGTGCCTGGAGGCCCTCAAGGGTACGGTCCCACATCTATCGGATGGCAGTCCCCCATTGGGGTTACGACAGGTCGAAACAATACTGGCGACTATGCCCACGACGCGAACATCTTCGATAAGTGGGACGGTGGAACGCAGATGCATGAGGTCTTTGGCCGGGGGCGGATGGGCACGATCTTCACTCAGTCCACGGACGGCAGATATGACCCAGCCAATGACCCTACCGTAGATCCCAATATCTCAAAGTCAGCAGGCTACGACTTTCAGAAAGAGGGCACGATGCCAGGGGCGCTGCTAGGGTCTGCCTACCAGACAGCTGTGGCATACGTTGACAAGTGGGGCAATATCTCGGCTCTATCGGGACGAAGCGACTTGGTTGCGTTCACCGAGCAGTCAGGCCTTAAGCCGATCGGCGGGGATACTTACGGAAACCCTCCCGATGATGCGAGGACGGTCTCTCCTGAACGTCTTCAGAAACAGGTTCTTTGGGACTCTATTACTACAGGGCCGCGCAAAACCATTGGTCGGCTGCTCTTTAGAACGAAGGACGTTTACAACTCCGGAGACTCCAATCTTTATGTGGTTCCCAACAATGCGTCGCCTGGGGTTTTTGCCTTCGCCACCATCCCTGATAACAGAACAACGATGTATCCGGACAACACTCCCGACGCATGGCTGCTGGAGCAAGCCCCAGATCTCGTCCCTATGCAGAGGTTCAGGCTTTGCCGAATGGCTTTTGGTAGAATGTTTTTCGCTAACGACGTGGCTGACAATGGGATCGTAAGGTGGTCTCTGCCGGGAAGATGGGGCACTCTATCGCGAGACGATTTTATTTACCCTGATGCTGAAGGTAAAGAGATAACCGGGATGTTTGCAGTTCCTGGGGGTCTCCTTGTCTTTACGAGGTACTCGACCTTCCTTATGACTGACACCTCGGCTGCGACCGGCTTCGCCTTTCAGAAGATTGCCAGTCACGCGGGGTGCGTGGCGCCGAGCTCGATTGCAATGACGAAGAACGGGACAGTTATTTGGCTAGGCATCGACGGCTTTTACGCTTACGAGGGAGGGTCAGTCAACTACTTCTCCGAAGAGATTCGTCCTGATCTCAAGTATATCAATCGGGCTCTTGAGGGGAGGGCCACAGCTGTCTTCGACCCCACCTCTGGTGAGTACAGGTGCTGGGTTGCTATGGACGCGGCCCTAGAAAATGATGTGTGTTGGCTATACGACGCCCAAGGACCAAACGTAGGCTGGCGTAGACGGACGGACGTGGCGGTTGCGAGTGCATGCATCACCCAAGATCACCGCAAGATGAATATCGTAGTGGGCTCTGCGGGGACAGAGCACCCCACGGCCCCTTATAGCGCATACGTTCTTGACCACCATGTATCTAAGAACGCCTACGCCGGTAGCCCCTACACTGCACTTGTCGAGACGGCATGGCTCTTAAATGAAAACGATTATACAAAAAAGTCACCCTTTACAGTCTACTTCTGGTTTAGAGAGACCGCCGACGAACAGGTGAAGGTGACTCTGTACCGAGACTGGAGAAAGTCCGAGGTCGAGCAGGCAGTCCTGGACCTTTACCCAGTAAGTGACCCCCCTCCTTTCTGGGGTTCTGCCGTGCTCGATTCTACAGACACGACGATCCGCAAGAGGCGCCCCTACTGGAGCCGGGCGGCTATCTTCATTCCGAGCTGCGAAGTTTTTAAAGTAAGCGTAGCTTCGGGTCCTGACGCAGAGTTCATCGGCATTTCCTTCGACTATCAACTCAAGCCTTCGGGTGGAGCGAGGATTCAACCATGAGTTGGAGATACCCAAAAGGACACACTCGGCCTGACGAAGTCGTAGCCATCGATGGCCTCAACGACGGATTTCTTCCTGTAGTGGAGGAGTGTCAAGGCAGATTGAACGAGCAGAACTTTAAAGAGGGAGCCGTCAGGCGAGTAAACTTCGCCGCTCCATTTGCTGCCGATGGGTATGTTCCTACTACCCACGTCGAGGACGACGTATGGGAGGTAGTTAGAACTGCAGGCCTGGTGGTGGTGGGGTTCACTCCTATGACAACAGGCGCCTGCCTAACTCCTGCCTACAACGGCGTGAACGACTACCTGTCTTGGGTATCAGGAAACTTCAAAGAGGCGACCATTGCTGGCTGGATCGGAGGATGGTCGCCACCTAACGCCGACCTATGGACAGTAGTGGGCTCTGATACGATAGACCAATCCGTCTTCCCTGGAGCTGATCCGCACCCTCTTCGCTACGAGACCACACTGGATGAGTCCACGACTATCTGGGTAATGTGTAGCCTTCAGGGAGTAAGTATTGACTATAGCGGTCGCGGGATCCAATTCGCTGTCTTCATAAATGGAGCCATGATTACTGAGACGATGTGGGGCTCCGGAGACGAATCTAACACCAGGGCAGGTCAGCGCGTCAGTTCCCCAGCCGGAGAGGCAGCGGCTAGCTTTTTTGCGGCACGCGGTGCTGGAACCTACACTCCTTTCGAGGGATATCCAGTCTGCGTAGAGACCATTCAGCCTGTGCCCCCTGGCAGGCTTACTGTCGAGATAAAGTGTAATGTGAGGGGACTGCCTGCCAAGCACGCAATCGGCTCTCGCGAACTTATTATTTTGTTTCTGGGGAGATAAGATGCCCAAGATGATTTACGACTTCTTTGATGAAGAAGATCCGTTTACAGCCTCCAATCTAAAGCAGAGGTTCGACGCAGCGCAAGATGCGATCAACGACCTAGAGGTCGCGTCAGCTCTGGCTAAGGGGTGCTTGAACGACGGCCATCTGCCTTCCTTCTTGTCCTTCTCTGCAACCACAGAGTTCGAGTTGGCCAACAAGTCGAGCTCTCTTCCAGAGGTCTGCGGGTACGGCGTTACCTCAGACGAGGGTACAGCGCCGGGAGATTTCATCAACGGAGATTCTTACTACTACAACCAACTCAACACAGCTATCGGCTTTAACCCAATTGGCCAACAGGAAGCCATGCCAGACGACGGGGTCTGGGAGCCTGTGGTGGAGAGCGGGGTTGCCCCTTTTACCCCTCTAGAAGTAAGATTTCCCCCTACAGATCTGAACGACTTCGTCAATCCAGTCCTTATTGTTCTGATGAATGTCCATGTGGAGCGCGTAGCTTTCGACTGGGTAGGCCAGAACTGGCCCCAAGGCAATGCCATGACAGAAACGGAGTGGTTTATGGCAAACGGGGTAGCCTTCGCGATTCAAATGCGAGATGCCGACAACCTTACCTGGCATCACGTCTACGATCGTAACGGGAACACTCCTGCGCCAGCTCGGCGCTTGCGCAGAACGGAAAGAAGGATAGGGGTCCAGACGCTGGATAAGAACAACCCCCCAGCAGACCAGGCCTCTACCAGTATCGTCCCTAGCTACAGGGATGTCGCCATAAGGTGCGCCATTACAGCCAATGATCTTCAGGGGGCCTATGACAGCAATGGTGTGCAGTACAACATCGATAGGATCGACCGGGTAAGGGGGGTTCTTTCTCTTATCGCCTGCACCGGATCTGACGGAACGGCTACTCCTGTTGAGACAACGGTGTACTGCGCTATCAGTAACGCCAACCTTTCTGTTTTAATGCCAAGATGTAAAATGAGGAGCGGCTAATGGTACAAATAGCAAACTACGTTCACCCTCCAGGCGCGGGAACTTTAGGGGCCGGGGGGACTCCCACTGGGACGGACATCGAGGACAACTGGTACTTTCCTACAGCTGCGAGCGGCGTCTCGCTTGAGGTCATTAACGGAAACCTAGACGAAAGGAACCTCGAGCAGGCCACTAACCAGACCTTTAAGAAGTACCACATCCAGCGCGGAGCTCTATCCACTAGCGGGGCAGTCGGCTCGACGGCCAACCTTGATTACTTCTGGGAACTATTCGCTTCCCTTGAAAAACTCTACGACGTTCCTGTTGCCAACCGGCGGTGGCTCCCTGACTCCGACCTAGTGCAGTACTACGAGCCCATACCGGGGGCTAACATCGAATACTACTGCCCTTACGACAACGCCAAGGTTCTTCTCCAGTGGAATGTCATTTGGTTTAACGACGGGTATCTCGAAGCTCCTCTGGTCCCCGTGCCTACTAACCATAATATTCAGGCCAACGTCACTAAGATGCAGATGTTTTACACCGACTCGGCCAACTCAACCGAGCAGATCCTCGATTCTGTAGGCAACCGGAAGTGTCCGCCGGGGTTTATCCGTGACGACGGAACGCTTCCTGCTGAGGAGAATCGCTTCCCCCCGTGGGGAGACTCGTGCCTTTACAACGCTATGTTTTGCAGATCGTGGACGGGGCATAAGCTAGTTACACTGACAGGGGCAGGCTGGTATTCTGCTGGTCTAAGAACCGTGTTCGCAGGAAACGCTAATCAGTCTAACGACGGATCCATCTCCCCTGGGACGGAGTCAATCTACCAGACCCGCGTGCTCACTAGGTCAATGCGGTATATTATATTTAAGAGTTAGGGAGTCGTTATGGCTGACTTGGGTGAAATTTTTAAGGATGCCGACAAACAGGCAACTGTTCAGACTGCTGTAGCGAACCAGAATAGGCCCCAAACTGCCGCCAAGCCAAGGACTCTGGAGGAGTACAGGAAAGCTTACGAGGAGGAGAAGGGACCTCACCCAGGATTCCAAAACCCCGTCACCGGAGAAGGGGGGTTTTATGTTCCCAATGGCTGGACTGAAAAGCAAGTGCAGGCACTCGTTAAAGCAGGACAGGATAAAAGAGCCGACGCGGACACAAAGAAACTTGAGGCAGCAGCCCAGGCATCGCGGCCCGGCCCGCTGACAGCAGAGCAGTCTCTTGAAGAAGGCAGAGAGGCCGAGGCTCAACACGGAAAAGAAAACGACCCAGCTAAAGCTGAGAAGGAAAGAGCAGCGAACAAGAACATACTTTTTGGCGATATTCTAGGAGATTAGTGATGCCTTATATTCCAACTTCTTCTTTGGGTTCTCTCGCTGGTCCCGCTTCACTGGTCGGCGCAGGCGTTAAGGGCCTTACCGCAGTTGGCACAGCAGCAGTAAACGCGGTGGCAAACAAAAAGAGTAAGGACAGATTAAAAGCGCTAGAGAGAGGCGCTCGTCAAGGTCCTAGTCAGGGAGGCCGGCAGAAAGCGCTTTCTGAGAGTCTAGCAGTCACCCAGAGTGGACTTACCAATCAGCTTCCTGCGAGTGCAGGAACCGGCTGGTCAGGGTACGCAGCTGGAGAGAGGCTAAAAGAAGTAGAGTCAGCCCAGCAGGGAGCGCTCGATACATCAGCTGAGGTCTTCTCCAAGCAGCGCACGGACCAGATGAAGGAGACCGAGGCTTTCAGAAAGGACGAACAGGCTGACATTAAACGCCGAAACGCGCAGACCCAGGCGGCTCTACTGAAGACCCTTCCGGCCATGGGTGGCGAGCTGGCGCGAGTTGCTGCTTCCGAGGACACAACCAACTGGCTGAAGCTTTTGAGCCAGGGAAAGGGAAAGGGGGACTACGGAAACCGGGTTTCTTCGGACCTTTCAGGGCTCAAGCTCGAATCAGGAGAACGACTGAGCGCTCATCCTGAGTTCGTCGAGGGCGACCCCAAGGCCAACCTTGCGCTCGCCATGAGCCTGAAACAATCAGGGCTACTGACTGGGAGAGCAGGGCGTCAGACAGGCCGCGCACAAAGGAACGCAGGAGCTAGAGACTCTCTTCATCTCCCCAAGCCAACGGACCAAGAACTGGCGGCAGCTTCCTCAACTCCGCCTTATACGGTCAAGGCAAACCAGGGGCTATCTCACATAGCGAAAGAAACAGGTTTTTCCATGGAAGAGCTTATTGAGGTGAACCCTGGCCTGAGAGGCAGAAAGGGTGCCCTTATAGTTGACGAGGAAATAATCCTCCCAAGGAGATAGAAGATGGCAGAAGAAAGAAGTGCGCTCGAGGTTCTAACGGAGAAGTATCGTAACGCTCGCGGCAACATGCAGCGCGGTATCATTCTCGGCTCCGCTCACCAGGGCCAAGCTGAGATGGCCGGCGATGCTCTCAAGACGCAACTGGCCCAGCTTAAGGACGCTCAGATAGCATCTCGCGCAGCTCTCAAGGCAGGCGACATAGAGGCCTCTGCAGACGCGAATCAGGCTCTTAAGATCGCCTACATGCGAGCTCTCGCAACCTTTGGCTCCAGCGCAAACTCAGCGGCTGCAAGAAGGGACGCCAACATCAGGCTAGATGCAAGGGAGCTCAGAGACGTCCTGTGGGGCGACATGAACTACTACGCTAAACGCGACTTTGATACCCTGCGAAACCAGATGGTAGACCAGGGGCAGTTGACCGCAGATAGCGAACTCCTCCACGAGGCTCTCAGGGGGGTGCTTGACGGCGTTCCGAAGGATGCAGATAAGGGTAAGATTATCTCCCAACTGGCCGCTCTGCTGCCAGAGTCGGAAGCTGAATTCAGGGAAAAGCTAGGAAGCACCACCTCCCGTGGCGCTAGCTTCAGAGACGATTTCAAACGCATCGACCGAGCTAGGACAGTTGAGGACGCGGACAAGAGGGAGGCCCGTCTGCGCCTGGCGGAAGTGGAGAGCGAGTTAGCAACGCTGCCTGGGATAACCTACGGAGGTGTCCTCGGATCAATCGTAGGCCTTGGTACTGGAACCACTCCTGCGGGTGGAGAAGACGCGGCTCTTGATGCAGCTGTCGAAGCCATCCCGCTCGAAACTAATATCATGAAGGAGACCCGTCGCCAGATAGAGGGGACGCAAACCATCTCTGAGATCCTTGCAGACGCGGCTAGGACTGAGGAGTTTCAGTTCCTAAAAGAGATGTACGGGTTCGACAATGACCGCAAGCTTATGAACTTTCTGCTTCGTCAGCGTGGCGAAGTAGAAGAGGACAAGCCTACCAGCAAGGAGAAAAAAGAGGCAAAAAGGCAGCGTGGGGTCGATATAAAAGAAGGTCGCGTGCAAAGGGGGATCGAGCTTGACGAGGCTCTCTACGATGCACAGAACGTACCTGACTTAAGTAGCCCAGAGGCAGTGAAGGCCTACAGGGCTGACCTCCGGAAACGAGCGTCGTCCGACGACGTGGACTACGCAGAAGCGCTACGAATCTATTCCGAGGCTCTCGCCTATATCGAAGATGCTGCTGACGCTCCTGGGGTTTCATCTAAGACGCTAGAGGAGCTAACGAGCGCAGGCCGCACCTTTGGGATTCTGGTTGATAGAATTAGACCTCTGGCTCCCGAGCCCGAGACCCAGGTGGTGACCGAGGGTGAGGAGACTTTTGTCACAGCCCCTGAAGAGAAAAAACGCCCTGAAGAGCCTGCAGCGGAGTTGGACGAACCCCCACACACCATGGACCCCTTTGACAATTGGAAACGAGCGCAGGAAGAACACCCTAACCCTTATGCAGGCGTAAACCTAAGAGGAACAAAGGGCGTCGCTCAAGCTCCGGAGCCCGGTGTGGGTGCCGAGCAGGAGCTCCCTACTGGCCCTACATCCGAAGGGGCTACGCTAAAGGCCGCAGCCAACAAGTCCCCAGCTGTAAAGCTATGGAAGCAGCGGCAACAGAGAGGGTCCAAGCAGGCCAAGCAGATAGCTAAAAGCACGCTGGAACCAACGCTTCCGAACTCCGGCGAGATTCCAGGCCTCACAGGGCCGCAGGCGAAGATCCAGGCCATCCTCGCTAGGTTGAAAAAGGGAGAGCAAATAGACCCACAAGAGCTAGAGGCTCAGATTCGTGAGCGCGCAGGCATCGGGGTCCAGTAGTGGCAGAAGAAGCCCCAGCGCAAACCACTGAGGAACCCGAAGCTGAGGCTCCGGAAGTCAAGGAAGATCCTACCTTAGCCTATAAGGAGTGGAAGAAGAAGGCGATAGCAAGGGGAAAGGCAGTCAAGGCTCAACGCGCAGCTGCAGAAGCGCCACCCCAGGAGGCCGTCAAGAGGTACGAGGTCAAGAAGATAGCCAAGGACAAGGCCCATCTTCAGGACCTTCTGCTTAAGAACTACAACACGAAAAACGAAACGGACTACGACTACCAGACTTTCTTCCAAGGGGTTGAGAAGGGCGATGTCCCAGACGACGACGACAACGTAAACCGGATCTCATTCTTTGAAGTACAGAAACGCTTTGGTGTGGTTCCTCCCGAGCGCTTTGCAACGAAAATCTACAAGCGCATGTCCTCAAGGGACGCCGGCCTCAACTCCATGTTTCACCTGAAACCAAGGGAAGATCAAGGTACAGAGGTGTATGAAGGCTCCTTCAGGGACATGCAGGGGAAAGTTCACGACTACAGCTACGACCGAATCGTAGGAGAGGACCCCTTGCAGAGAAGGATGAGAAAGGGAAGGTCTGTACTGTCGGCCGGAACTGCAGAGGGGGTCCTGGCGGGGATAGACCTGGACAACGAAACGAAGAAGGCCTTCACTGACAGACGGTCTGGCAACGTCTCTATTCCTCTGTTTCGCACAGTGGGCGGAGAGATCGGCTTCGATGTTTATGGGGCCAGGGTAAAGCTCCAGCAGCATTACTCCTCACAAGCAGACATTAAGGCGCGTTCAAAGGGGCAGCACCTTACCGCAGAGGCGAAGGAAAAGATACGGCAGCGCTCCTTTAAAAAAGCGGAAGACCTAGTGGGCCGGATTATGTCCAAGGGCATCGGAGTGATCTTCGTTGATAGCGATCCGGAAGGAACAACTGAAGAGATAATCGACAACCCGTGGTACTACGGTGGAGGCATAACAGCCCCTGCAAGAGCCATTATTGCAGGTGCAGCTGCTCACGATCAAGCATGGAACCAGCATCACAAGCAGCTCGAAGGGCAGAGCCGTTTGGAGTACCTGGCTAACATCGCGCTCTCTACTGCGGTGGGCGCCGCTATTCGCGCAGGAGGATGGGGGACGCCAGAGCATATCAGGATTATTCGTGAAGGCTACGACATCACCGACGACTTTGGAAATATAGCTAGGTTTCTTACCCCACGTTTTTTAGAGCGCGAGCAGATCCGAAGTGGAGCCCCCGAGGTTGCGATAGGCGTGGCTGCTATGATTCCGCTCCTTTTGCTGGACCCTGACCTAACTCTACTACTAGGACCGGCAGGCAAGACAGTTAAGGGAGGAGCTAAGTTCCTTAAGCTAGGGAAGCTCTTGGGGGTGGGGGCAGACGCCAACCGGCTTTTGGCTTCGCGAAAGCTCCTTGGGCCTGTTTTAAAGATGGATCCCACCGACATCTCGGAGCGCTACGTTACCGAGTTCATGGACAACCTAGCTAGGAACGACCCCGACAACTTCTACGTCTTCGAGGCGATGCTTAAGACTCAGGAGTTCACAAAGGGGCTCGAGGGGAACTCCGTGTCTGCAGGCGTGGAGCGAGCGAGAAAGCGCGTGGCTAAACTGGACAACCAGTACGCCAAGGCTACCGAGTTAAGCCGGCGGCTAAAGTCCAGAGAGGGCGTAGCTGAGAAGGCGTATCGCACTGAGCGGGCAGCGTTCGACGCAAAGGGCGCGAAGATGGACCTGCTTAGGGAGGAGCTCGCTCAGGCCGAAGGGATCCTCATGGACATGGTTCCCAAGGTGGACGCCAAGTTTTGGGACACTCTATCGGAGGAAACGGCCTCGGTTGGGGACAAGCAGAAGTTGCTTTTGTACCTTCGCAAACGCTACGCAAAACTAGGAGGCCCCGCATCTCAGAAGAAGACTCTTGAAGCCGCTAAAGCAGCTCCCGCAAAGGCGCTAGCAAAACACGACGCCCTGCTTGAAAGGTTGGTATCGGAAGGAAAGCGCTACGGTGGCTACGAAGAGCCCCTGGCAGAGATCAAAAAACTGGTGGATGACTTCCCTGTGGGCGAGTTCATCCGGGTAATGGACGACGCCCTTGAGAAGGCTGGAGGGCTGAAAGGCAAAAAGAAACTCTTCAGGGCAGCTCTTCCAGAGAAGCTCAAGGAGTTTTTGACGTCAAGTAAGATGCTTCAGGCAGACGCCAACCAATACCTTCTAAGTCGCCTAAAGGTATTCAAGGCACAGAGAAAGGCTACCAACGCTGTAAGCGAGTTAGCCCCGCTCTACATGCAGGTTGAAAGAGCAAAAGATATTCTCAAGGCTATGAGGGCGCTCAAGATGCACTCGGGAAAAGGGGGCGCCGTAAAGGCCTACACCGCAGCTGAGGAGGCGCTACTAGATGCAGGCACCGAAGCTGTCATGGGAGAAAGCTACCTCAAGAAGATAGACGCGGCCCGGTCAGAGGCTCTTCAAAGAGGAGGGGCCGACTTCAAGAGGGTAGCTAAAGAGCTGTCTGACAGCATTAAAGTCATGGCCGACAACCTGCAGGACGTCGCCAAGGTAGACTCCACCATCAATCCTCTCGTGAAGTCCATCTCAAAGGCTACACGTCCGGCAACTACAGCTACTAGAGGCGAGAGGTTTTTCAACCCGGACGCTTTTAAATCATCACTCAATCAGAAGTATGGTGAGGAAGTTGTAACCGAGTTCATGGACGACGCCTTAAGCGGAACCTCCGCAACGGACCGGAGCTTCGTAGAGTTGATGCAAAGACCGTCAGGCCACATCACGATGGACGAGCAGGTTGTTCTACGGAGCGGTCTCGATAAGCTCGACGTGAAGGTAGCCAACTACATTCCAGAAGATGCAGTGGTAGGGCATAACCTCTACCTAGCAGCGAAGTCTGTCGTTAAAGGAAAGCGCCCCTCAAAGCGAGTCTTTGCAGAGGCAGAGAAGCTTGAGCCCTCAGACCTTCCTTTCTGGGATCCCTCGAAATATCCAAGCGCTCAGTCGCTAGGCTACGACATCCGCCAGCTAGGGCGTACCCTAAGAAAGAGCGTTGACCCGGCCTATCGCAAATTCGGAAACTCTACGTCTGCCATGCGAGGCCTTTTTAAGCAGGCGCTCGAGGTCGCTGGAGCTACTCAGCAGGAGTACTCCCTGTTTATTAAAGGCCTACGCGGCGCCGAGCTTAAGGCTCAGTCTCTTAAGTACCTACAGGACACCGGCTCTCTTGCGCTGCGCGGAGGGAACTTCAAAAACACTATGCTCAACACAGGCCCCATGAGCCTTGTGAAGCAGTCCTTTAGACATATCCTGGGAGACCCAGTCACCAAGAACGCGGTGGAGGGCGGCGCTGAATGGGTAGACGAGGCTGTCGCTAAGGGGCTCGGAAAGGGAGAAGACGTCTCGGAGATCTACCGCTCCCCTAAAGCGCTAAAGGCCATCGCTAGGGCGTGGCTTCCAAACGCTCGGACCATCTCCAATAAGGTAGCGTTCCAACTTGAACAAAAGGCTGCGGAGCTCATCTCTGAAATGGTGAAGGCAGGGCGCATCGACTTCGACGCCCTCATGACGGAGATGGGTCGGTTTACTAGCCGCAAGGTGGGAGTAGGAACTAAACTGGACAACCCCGATAAAGCCTGGCACTTTGCCACACAGGGAGTTCTGCACGGAGCTACCATGGATAAGGCCGCTCAGATGGCAGCTAGGGCCTGGAGGCCTATGCCTGAAGGTCTGGCCGACGACTTCAACAATCTGATTTCTGGAAACTTTGAAGACGTAAAGGACATCAAGGGACTCTTTAAAAAGTTTTCCGAGTTCGGACGCCCTCTCCTTAACCGCAACCAGCAGGACCTGGAGGGTCTCGGGACGGCGGTAGCTGACCTAGTGAAGATGTCTAAAACGCCCGGCGGCGAGGCTATCTTTGCTCCTACCGCTCTTTACAAGGAGATAGACAATCTCTCTGGGAAGATAGTCAAGGACCTCTCAGCTGTAGTTCAGAGGGCGCCCAACACCCCTATCGGCGCAGTTGGCAACGCTCTGCTTACCTTCTTTCAGATGCTAAGAACATCGATAACAACAGGCCTTCTCATTCCTAACCCAAGGTATTGGGTAAACAATATCTTCGGAGACTTCGCCCAGATATGGATGGAACATGGCCTGAGTACAGCTGCGCGACTGTCCTTTCAGAACCTGCCCACCAACTTTCCTTTCGGTAGAGAGATTCAGAACGCTATCCTAGAAATTTCCGAGCGACTTGAGGGGCGTCCATTTTTAGGTTCCATGCTTAACGCTCTGGTAAATCCGCAACTCAACAAGGTCTTCAACGCGCCTGCGGGAACTATCATCCGCCTGGGCGACGGCACCGCTGTTAAGGTGGACGACCTACGCAGAATGATGGCAGAGGACGGAGTGCTAGACACCTTCGTCGCAGAGACCCTGCTCAAGGGACTCAGAGAAGAGACTGCCAACTTCGACAAGGCGCTTCCGTTATGGGCCAAGGTAGGGGTCGAGCCGGGAGGGATTAAGAAGGCGCTCAAGACCCAGCAGGAGATGCTAGCTAAACACGCGACCTTCGTCCAGCAGCGCCAGAGAGCAGCTCTATATCTGGACTTACTTTCCAAGGGAGCTACGCGCCCGCAGGCAAAGAAGGGAGTGCTCGATGCGCTCTACGACTGGAAGGCGCCGCTGACCGCCGCTGAGACAAAAACGGTTGCCCGAGCCTTCACCTTCTGGCGTTTCTATAGGCTAGCCACCCAGCAGTTTCTCAGGTCTTCCTTCGACGCCCTGTCGGGAACCTCGAACACACTGCGCCGCGTAAGGCAAATGCAGAAGATGACAGAGATGGCTGAGTCGGCCACCTACCATTTTGAGGGAGCTGGTGAGGAGTGGGATGCACTAACCGCAGAGGAGAAGTACGACGCCATGTTGCGGGACGTTCCCTTCTGGTGGCAGCAGGCGCGCCCCACTCTGTACGCTTCGCGCATCAGTAGCGAAGGCGTAAAAGAATGGCTCAAGGACCACGGCTACGACTTTACCTACCAGAAGATATTGCTTCCCCCACTCACGCCACTCGACATGGGCAATATGTGGCTCGGGTTTGCACAACTGATGCTCATGACGGGGGGGAGCCTTGTAGGCGCAGACGTGCCTGCTGACAACTTCAGCAAGCTCGTCTTAGATCCTGTAGGAGCCATGCTAGTGCCCGGCCTTGCGACAGGTTTCGAGCACTCCATGAAGGAGTTCATCGGAGGCTCCCAGTACGTCGGCGGTGGACGCGCCTATCTGAGGGCAGGCGAGTCTGAAGGGCTGCAGCAACTAAACTTCTTGGGCATTAACCGAGACGAAAAAGGCAGGGCGTATGTGGACGGCAACGACATGATGGTACTTCAGTTTCTAAGAGTGCTGCCGCTACTAGGGACGCAGCTGCCTCAATACTGGGCTGGCGCCGAAAATCCCTACTGGCAAGAGAGCGCGCCAGCCGGCATGTTATTCATGATGACGAAGCTTATGGGAGTGGCTCCGCGCTACCAGCAGCCAGAGCGCGACTTGTCCTTTGCTGTGCGGGAGCGTAAGCTATCTCTAGAGAAGGCCTTAAAGGCAGAGTTAGACAGAGTCAGGCAGTTGGAATGGAAAGCATATCAGAAACGTAAAAAGCAGGAGAAGAAGTAATGGCTAGAATAGCACCGGGTGTAATCCCGATTAAAGACAGCAACCCTTATGAAACCATCAGAGCTATCGCGAAAGGCGAAGTTGAGATGAACGACATCCTGTGCATTTGCGGTTATACCGGAGATGTCGCCATTGTATGCAAGGCAGATGCGCGTGATCCCTCGCGCTCCAGGTGTCAGCTCTTCGTCGCTCGGACAGGAGCACCGGACTGTCGAGCTCTGTGGATTCAGCCGTGGCGCATCGTTCCAAAGCTAGAAACGCTTGCATGGCCTGAGAACCCTCAAGGTCTTCATGTTTTTCTAGGAGAGGAAGGCGGCTACTGCTTTGAGGTTAAAGATGGTATGCTCCCACGCAGAGTGGGCACTGTAGTTGACGATGGAGTGATCCACTTCGACTTTGTACACATAGTTATGTAAGGAGAATCTAATGGGAAGGGAACAGATTGTTCCAGTTTTGATGCGGGCAACGGGGACGGCGATCGACGTTAACGATGCAGGCTGGACGGAGACGGTCATAAATGTTCCACGGAACTGCCGCATGAGGCGACTGAGGGCAATCATTACGTCAGGAATAGGTACTCAGGTGGCTATCCAACTGCGCGAGCAGCCAGGCGTAACCACCGGTCTTCCGGTAGTTGAGAACATTCCTCTTACAGCAACCCCCATCTCGGTAGGCGGTCCAAAGTATTGTATCGCCAACATGGTCCCAGGACCTACAGGCCAGACCATTCCTGTTCTCTACGTGGCTGTCATGACGGACTCAGTAGCCCCTGCAGTAGATACGGTTGATTTTAGTGTAGACTTTGAATCTTGTTCGTCGTAGCTAGGAGAATACAATGGCATCGCCCACGGCAGCGCAGAGGGTTTACTATAGGTTAGAGAAGGAGTTGCCCTTTCCAGAGGTGGAACCTGCGGTGCCCATACGGGTAGTGGAGGTGAGAGACCTCCCCATCAAGGGGCTTATCCGACGCATCCGGCTAGTGGACCCAGTCGTTACCTCAACGGCTCGTTTCACTCTCTCCGAGTCCCAGTTAGTCGGGGCTATTCCTGTCGGTGGCAACCTAGACATCATTACTGTTCACCCCACTTCGATGGGGACTACGCCCCAAGACCTCATTGCCGATGGGCTGGCCAACGCAGAGGGAGATTTGGCGGCAGGCAGCGAGGGAATCCCCTTCCAACTCACACCTTACGAAACGGATTACCGGCTAGGAAGCATGTGGATAGGTTATGCCCCCACAGAATTTACCGAGACTTTAGTCATTCAGTTAACTATTGAAGCGTTATTCCCATAGGATTTTTTCATGGCCTCCCCTAGTGCAGCCGAGAGAGTTTATTTTCGAATAGAACAGGTCCTCCCTCAAACCGCAGGGAGAAATCCGGAGTCCTTTGAGTTAACGGGAGTTCCTCTGAGGGGAATGGTTCGACGGATTCGTTTCACTACAGAAAGGCTCGGGGTGCCATTGGTGGTGAATATTACCTTCGCTCTCAGCGAAGGCCCTTTTACTGCCTCAACATTGGATCCTGCCGGGGGTGAGCTAGACTTAATAAGTCTACACGACGCACAGACGCAGCCTCCCATCGATTTAATCGGACGATACCTCGAGAATTCCCAAGGTACCGGCGCGCGTGGGAACCAGGGGATTCCTTTCCAGCTTACTCCCTCGTCGCCCGGTTCTCGAACCGGAACTCTATACCTAGCGTGGTCTACCAACGTTCCCAATCCAGACACAACCTTCCAATTAACAATCGAACCCTTGGTGCCATAATGGAAAAGTTCCTATCTAGAAAACTGTTACTAACTGTCGGCGCTATCACCTTGGTAGTCGCCGCTAACTTGGCAGGCTCCCCCATGGACGAGGCGGCACTGGGCGCTATCGTTAAGATGGTCTTGGGCTTGGTTGGTGCTCAGGGCCTGGTCGATTTTGGAGAGGCTTGGAAGGCAGGGACTGCCATAGCCGAGGCGGTCGAAGGTGAGTAGCCTACCGGAAGAGATTAAAAAAGAGATCGAATCGGTAGCGGTGGACGCTGTCGAGGAGTTCGTGGAGAAGGAAGGCATCGAGCCCGACCGAGGCCTTGAACTACTCGCTGACAGCATCGATGCGCTATTGCCTCTAGGAGCCCTTATAGGGGGACCACTAGGCGCGAGCCTAGAGCGAGGCGATGGGCCTGCCATAGAGGCCTTTCTGCGCGCTCTGATGCCTCTTCTTAAGCCTAGCCCTGATAAGATACTAGCGCGGGCTGAGAGAGCTGAGAAGAACGGGCACGATAAACGAGCAGCAAGACTGCGCAAGCGGGCGAAGCGAGTACGCAAGCGCCAGGAGAAAGACGATGGCAACGACTGCTGAGATCGCTAAGAATAGGAAGCGGGTGGCTAAACAGTTCACTCTCCCGCCTGGGATGCTAGAAGAGGGCTTCGCGGAGTTGAGCTACCCTGAGAAGCAAGAGCGCATGGCGCTGTACAAACAGGCAGCGGAGTCCACAAACCTTGGAGATCTCTTTACGGACGTCTCTTTCGACCAAGCGGTTCGAGAGCTCAGCGACGAGGAGCGGCGAGACCTTCAGGGAGAGTTCGACTGGATCAATAAAGACCAGGACGACCCTGGCTATCAGCCTCTTTCAATAGAAGAGTTCGAGCAGGCGCAAGGACAGGCTCGCAGCGACTGGAAGCATTTGAACCCAACACCGGAGGAGGAGACTGCGGAACAAATAGCGCAGCTGCCACCACTGGACGAGATGCCTCCTAAAGACTTTTCCGTGGACAAGTTGGAGAAAGACGCACAAGAACTGGAGAAGATCGAGAGCCTTAAAAGGGATCCTGTGGTAGGCCACGGTGCTAGCGTCATGAGACCAGGGGAGCCGTCGATGTACGTCGAGGAGGCCGATCGCTACATCTCCCCTACTGGCGAATACCTTACTTCCGAAGATGAGATAGTTGAGTATCAGAAGCCGGGATGGGGAGTAGAGAAGGCCGTCGCGCAGTCTATAGCCGAGGCTCTTATGCCTCCAGGCGTGGCCCAGGCGTATGACCTAGCCTACCTTGCCAACGAGACGGAGAAGTTCTCCAGAGGAGAAGCCGGCTGGTCAGCCCCTGCGACTGCTATCATAGCCTTCCTTCCGCTGGGAGATCTCCTTAAGATTCCCGGCCGCGTGGGTGCAGCTATGAGGAGGGCGCTCAGGAACAACCCGTCCGACCCTACGAGGGCGCGGCGCGAGGCTATGCAGAATCTCCACGAGGAACTGGCGGTGCCGAATGGCGCTGACCCCACCGAAGTGACGAAAGGCTTTGACAAAGTGGGGGAGAAAAACTGGGATGCCGTGCGGGCGGAGGACCAAAAATACATAGATGACCACCCCTTCACGGAAGAGTGGGAGGCGGCGAACCCTCTTGAGGGTGCAGGAACTCTGGGGGAGAAAGGAGCGCGCATCCGCGCCGGCAAGGAGAAAGTACTTGACCAGCGCGACATAGAGGAAGCACGCGCACTTGGGACGGACGCGACGTTGGATATCAAGGAGCTGCGTAACAAAGCGGCGGCTGATGCTATTCAGGAAGAGAAAGACAGGATAGCGGGGGTGATGAAAAGGGGGGAGGAAACTAGACTTAACAAAATCGAGGAAGCGCAGGACGCTGCCACGGATAACATGGCCGCCATCAAAAAGGCCGGAGCGGCGCGCCAGAAGGCAACTAAAGACAACACCGCTTGGTTAGAGCAGCAGGCGAGGGAGGCCGATAGAGAAGTTGCGGCGGCGGAGCGGGCCTCTGCTCGAGGCGAGACGCCTGTGTCCCGGCGCCCCGGCAGTCCTACCAGACAGCCTTTGGTGGGGCGCACCTCCACCGAGCCGGCAGTGACGAAGCCAAAAGAGACAGGTCTGGCTGTGCCAGACGATGCGAGCCTGGCGACGATGTCCCCCAAGGAAAGATCCCTAGCGGTTTCGGCTAAACAGTTCACGGAAGAGCCAGCGCGACAAGCTACTGTAACTAGCGTAATCGAGCCGGATCTCGGAGGGCGCCCTCAGCTCCAAGGTCCTGCAGGACAGGCTCCTCCTGACGTAACACCGGCTGCGGACCTTCCTCCTCGTCCTAGACGCAGCGACGAACTTGCGTCATTCGAGCAAGGAGCCGCTGCTCACTTGGAACAAGGCAGACGGCCGAAGCCTGCGGCCGAGGGCAAGAGTGTAGATGACCTCGTCAGAGAAGCCATGGCAGCTAGGGTCAAGCGAGAGAGGGAACGGGTCGCCGCCAAGCACACCCCGGAGACCGAGGAACCCTTTCCCGACTGGGAGGACGCCCCTGTTTCCGATGATGTGGCCTCCGCCCCAGGTTCGCTGTTGATGCCTGGGCGCGAGCCCGACTGGCCCAAGGCTAAGGCCGACGTCCCCGACGCGGCAGCGACGAAGGCAGCTGCGGATAAAGCTGCAGCTGCTGCTGCGGCTACGAAGCGGGCCGACAAACGTCGTGCGGCTGGCAAGTACGACTCAACGGACTTCGAGGAAGTAGGAGTTGGTGAGATAAAAGAGAAGACAGTTGTCAACTTTAGAAACTCCGAGGGGATGTTCAACCCAGACGACGTCTCCACTGTCATCAGGGTGCAGAAGACAAAGAAGGGGGACGTCCTCACCATCAAGGATGCTGATGGGAACAAGGTACAGCTTTATGCGAGTGAGGTAAGAGCGCTCAAGCCAGGGCGCGACCTTCCCCAGAGTGCCGCTGATGCAGCGGAAGAAGCTCTTACGGCCCGTGATATTCTCGGTCGAGCGTTTAAAAAACGACGAATCGGTCCACGTACCAGGGCGGTGGCGGGAGTGGGAGTGGCCGGGACTGGAACAGTCGCTGGGGGCGTCACGTTGTGGAACCGCCACCAGGACAAAAAGGAAAGGACCGCGATGTACGACGGGCTCAGTACAGAGTTCGGAATGGCTCCCTCTCTCAAATATTTGCCAGGATACAGCAACCCATTCTATAGCGGGGAGGGAGAGGAAACTACGCCTAAACCGATGGGGGCTCTGCTCGAAGAGTTGCTTGATGAGAGGGACACAGAGCTCACTAGGGACGTCGTTGCCAAGGCCGCGTATGAGGACTTTGACAACTATATCCAGGACGGGGACGAGTCTAAGAGATTTCGCGAAATGGTGGGCAAGGAGAGGCTTACGGTGGTTGACCTCATCCAGATGGTAGAACTACTTCAAAGTCCGGAGTTGGCCGAGGACAAACTCACCCCAGCACAGAAGAACAAGAAGAAGAAGTGGGAGAACGAAGTCAGGCGCACGCTTAGAGGATTCTACACCTACGACGCAAAACAAAAAGCACGCATCGGCAAGCAGGAGGAAGGAGGGTGAAGGTCACCCCCAACTTCAACAGCGAAGAGTTCGAGGTGACCAGCACCGCGCTCACCAACGTGCTGCCAAAGGACTACGTCCCAAGGGTTGCAGCTCTATGCACAGCTATCCTGCAGCCCATCCGAGACCGCTTTGGTCCCGTCACTATTACGTCAGGCTACAGGTGCCCCGAGGTAAACCAGGAGGTGGGGGGATCCCCCTCAAGCCAGCACGTTATCGCAGAGGCCTGTGATTTTTATTGCCCTGACCAACCCACCTATGACGTGTGGGATTACATAGTAAGAATGACCGGAATGGATTGGCCTGTAGACCAGGCCATCTGGTACAAAGAGACCACGGGTCACATCCACATCAGCCACACGACTCGCAAAAAGAATCGGCGTCAGTTATTATTAAAGAAGAAAGACGGCAGCTACGTTGCATGGGAGCGGCACGACGATGGCGACAAATGATTTTCTACTAGATGAGTTGCGCTACTTGCGCGAGCGTAGCGACAAGCAGGTAGAGTCCATCATCGAGCTCCGTTCCAACGTGGCTGACATCGAGAAGACATGCATGAATATCCAAGCGCAGATCACAAAGATGTTCTTCCTTGTTGGCGGCGCAGCGTTAGCCGGTGGTGCTGGTGGCCCGATGCTTCAGGCCTTGATGAAGGCGTCCGGATAAAGAAAGGCGCAACCGTTCATGGAGTAACGGCTGCGCCAGGTGTCCCCCGCTGGACCCCTAGAAAGGAATCTCTTCCGCCTCGTAGTCTTCAAACCGATCGGGCTCGATTATATCACGCACGGTGACTTCGTCATCCCTTTCAGGCTGGAAGGGAACAGCTGTCGCGACGGCATCCCAAACAATGCCTTCGCAACCCACGCTCTTCTTGGTCTTGCTGTCCCACTTGTTCTTCTTGCACTTGTACGCGGGAGCCTTGCCTCCTGCTCGGCGCTTGTCGCTGTTGTCCCACATCTCATCGCCGCACTTCGGGCATGCAGGAGCAGAGCCGTTGGTGGGAGCAGGAGCAGCGCGAAGCCCTTGCGTCCTACTAGTCAGCGACTCCACTGTAGGCGCGGCGTTTTGCTGGGCTACAGCATTAACCACCTCGTCTGCAGAGGCGTATTGAGTGCTGCCCTCAAAGCCGACCGCTGTAGCTGCGAAGACTGCGCGACCGATGCAACTGGTCTCACAGTTCTCAAGAGCTGACGTGCGATTGATCTTAGAGGAACTCCTTACCTCTTCGGCAAAGCCTGTTCCTACCACTTGACCCGTGGGGGAAACGATAGATGCCTTCATGACTACACGGTCAGCGTCGATGGAGATGATCTCCGTCTGGATTCCCCAGCCGTCTGAGGCTGGATGCTGCTGACGAAAGTCAAAGACTCGGCGTGCCACCGTGAAGTAGTCGTTACCGTGAATGTTTACGACACCTTTAATAATAGCTGACATAATGATCTCCTTAGCGAATGCGAAGAACTTTGTAGAAGTCTTCTTGTTTGGTGTAGGTTGAAATAATCTCGGGGTGGTCTGTCTTCAGGCGCTTCATGTCGATGGCTGCTCGGCCCTTCTGTGGTTTCCAGGTTGCCTTGAAGCCGTCGCCAATGATGCCATCATCGTCTCCGATGTATGTCTTGAGTCGGTTCTCCAAAGTCTTGAGCTCCTCCTCAATCATCTTCTTCTGCTTCTTGATAGCCTTGATCTGCTCGACCATCGTCTTGCCAGTGCCGTCATCGTGACGTAGTTCACCCGAAGGAGAGCCGTCTGCACGCGGAGGGAAGCGTTCCTTTACAGCTGCGCAGGCTGAGGTGGAGTGGTCAAGCTCAGGCTCTACCCCTGCAACGATGTGCTTCCACCACCAGTTGCGACAGTTCTCCACCATCTGATCTTCAACGCAGGCGTTGCGGTCTACGCTGAAGACCTCGAAGGTATCGGTCAACGTAAAGAAGACAACGAGCAGGCTTCGATGACAAGGTTTGTCCATCCTGTCCTGCACGATAGGCATGCTCCAACGCATCTGGCAGTCGTAGTCGAGAGGGATGGTAGTCTCACGAGTACCAGTCTCAAGCCCCTTGTAGTTGAAGTTGGTGTCGCCCCAGTCTCTGCGTTCGCGCTGAGTCTTAGCGTCGATGAGGATGACCTCGTCATCGAGCACCAGCAGACAGTCAGGGGTTGCCCCGCGCCAGTCCTCTAGAGTGAAGGGAGTCTCCTGTTCCGAAGGGAAGACAAGCTCAAACTCCAAGTCTGGGTTCACTGCTCTCAGTTCACGCTCGAAGAAGTCAATGATGGCTGCTTCAAAGATGTGGCCACGCAGCTGCGCAGGGCTAGGCTCGTCTACCTCAAGAGGCTTTGTCTTGCTGGCGTAGACATCAAAGCCAGTACTCCACTTACTGACGCCTAGCACCGAAGCTACCGAGCTGGCCGTGAGACAAGACTGACGACGTTGTAGTTGTTCAAGCGTTAACATGGTCTTCTCCTTCGATAAGGGACTGCAGATTCCTGTTGTCCCAGATGGCATCTGCTTCGTCTTGCCAGTGCCATGGCTTCTCAAGGATAGCCACGACCTGGATGGCGGTGAAGTTTTGTTCCTCCACAAGGTAGCGGATTAAATGCAAGAGCCTTTCATGTATAGAGCCAAGTCTGTTTTGGTTCATTTTCTTTCCTGGTTTGGTTTAGGTTTCAATCTCTGCCAATCTCTAGGCCGAGGAAGACGGTTGGGCTGACACCCTGTCTTCACTTTATTATATACACATTCTTCTTGTTGTTGCAAATGTTTTTTTATGATACCATAAGATTGTAAGGAGGCACGAATGACATTGGCAGACTACATCATGCTATCACGCAAGCGAAACAGAATGACCCAGGAGGAGTTAGGTGAGCGGGTGGACAGCAATCGCGCATCGGTTTCGATGTGGGAGAACCAGCAGCGCATCCCGAACTTAACCCAGTTCTCTAAACTCGTCGGGCTCTTTGGCTGGGATGCCAAGGTGGTGATGGAGGTGGTGCATGGGCTGGACGTTTGAGTGCGTCATCCCTGGACCTCCCGTAGGAAAGGGCAGGCCGCGAGCTACTCTTCGGGGAGGGCACATCAAGATGTACTCACCCAAAGGGAGCGCCGAGTGGGAACGCGCAGCTGCGATGCTCGCTCGGTCCTGCTGGAAGGACGCGCCCCTCGACGAGCCGTGTTCGATCGACGTGGTCGCAGTCATGCACCGGCCCAAGAGGTTATGCCGAAAACGTGATAGCCCGTTAAGACTACCATGCACCTCCAAGCCTGACCTAGACAACATAGTTAAGTCAGCGATGGATTGTCTCACGATGGCAGGCGTCTTGAGGGACGACTCGTGCGTCGTTCGCATCTCAGCCTCGAAGTTCTACTCCTCCATGCAGGAGGGACCGTCCGTGGAGATTACCCTTTCCCCCCTAACCTAACCAACCTGGAGACCCCCGTGACCCCAATAAAAATAACCCTCTATAAGAACCTCTACAAGAACCTGCCATGGGCCGTCCGTGAGATGAGTTGGGACGAGTTCGTCGAGGGCTACATCGAACTCAAGTGGCTCGACAAGGTGGCCGCGAAAGGAATCAACTACTCCGACAAGGCGCAGCTGCCACTGTGGTCACCCCTCACCCTCAAGAAGGGGACGGTACGCTCCAACGAGAACGTCGATAAGATCTACTGCCTGTGCCTGGACTTCGATGAGGGCGCAGCTGTCGAGGACGTTGAGGCGGTGTGGGGAAACTACCTCATGGTTACGCACACCACATGGTCAAACAAGCCGGGGGAGGACAGGACGCGAGCGGTAGTCTGCCTCTCTCGGCCCGTCACCGTGCGCGAGTTCAAGACCCTCATCAAGTGGGCGATGCGCTACAGCGAAGACGCTGGTCTCATCCCAGACCCCGCGTGCAAAGACGCTGCCCGCATGTGGTACTTGCCTGCGCCTGCTCCCGAGTTCAGGGACAACTACCACTGGAGCGGCTACTACGAAGGCGACGAGCCTCCCGTTGACGTGGACCTTATCTTGCGTGGGGGCAAACAAGAGATAGCTCCCGAGCAGGAAGAGGACCACGAGTTCATCAACATGGAAGGGGAGCACCTTCAGATAAAAGAGTGGGGGCTCAAGCACAAGAGAGGCGACAAGATCAAGGGGGCGTGCCCGTTCAAAGAGGGCTCGTCTCTGGGGTCCGCGTTCCTGCGTCGATGCAAAGACGGCGTGCTCCTATGCTGCATGTCCAAGAGCCACGGCCACGCTCGCAGTCCGTTCACCCAGTTCTTTCCTTTCGCCAACGCTACCCAGCTACCCGGCGGCAGAGAGGAAGGGGGACCAGAGGAGGCGGTGCTCACCATCGTTGAGCAGGACACCGTAAGAGGGATGCCAACCGGCAGACCCAAGGCTACCCCCAGCAACCTCGCCTACGTCCTTGAGCACGACACGCGGTGGAACGATCGCATCTGGAAGAACGGATTCAACGGCGACGTGATGCTCGACGCCGCCGTTCGATGGACTGACGTGGAAGATACCAAGCTTGCCGTTTGGCTCGACAGGGTTTACGGAAAGGTCTGGGCCACGAACGTGGTCCGGCAAACTGTGGAGATGCACGCGGCAGAGCGGGTGCGCAACCCTCTGCAGGAGTGGTTGGGAGGACTGGTATGGGACGGAGAGAAGCGAGTGGACGAGTGGCTGGTGAAGGGCTTCTCGTCGGACGACACAGCCATCACGAGGATACTGGGGCGCAAGTGGCTCATCCAGGCAGTCGCTCGATGCATGAGGCCGGGATGCCAAGCCGACGCGACGCTCGTCCTTGTGGGCCCCCAGGGGGCAGGCAAGAGCACAGGGCTCAGAGTTTTGGCAGGCGACGAGTACTTCTCTGACACCCCGCTCGACTTCAGCAAGGATGCTTTCCAACAGATACGCAAGGCTTGGATATACGAGATAGCCGAGCTCGACTCCTTTCGTGGCCGGGCGCACAGCCAGATCAAAGCCTTCCTCACCGCCAGCTCCGACACCTACCGCGAGCCCTACAAGACAAAGGCTGAGGTGGTTCCGCGCCACGTTGTGTTCGCTGCCTCGACCAACGAGGAGGGATTCCTCACCGACAGTACAGGCTCGCGCAGGTTCTGGCCGGTGCGCACAGATTGGGTGGACCGCAAGTGGCTCACCGAGTTCAGGGGAATGCTGTGGGCAGAGGCCTACGATGCCTTCGCTAAGGGGGAAAGGTGGCACCTCACCGCTGCAGAGGAGCAGGCGCTTCGCGATGTACACCAACCCTTTCAGGTTAACGACGCGTGGGAGGAGTTGATCTCCAAGTGGACCTCAGCGATCGGACAGGACCAGTTCACCATCGAGCGAGTGATGGCCGAGGGGCTCGAGCTTCAGCCCTATCAGATGGACAAGGGCAAGCAGATGAGAGTGGCCGAGACGCTGCGCAGGCTAGGGTTCGAGCAGCGCCGGGAGTACGTGGAGGGTCGCCGCAGAAGAGTATGGGCTCGCGCTGCCGTTGGCTTTGAAGAGACGGGGGAGTGAGCACCCTTGGCATAAGGTTCATGGGGAAGTCGCGTAAGTACATCGGGTACTACGACTCCTCCCTCGACAGGTGGCACCAGCTTTACATCAACGACTGCCCGCTTTGGATGCGGGTGATGGCATCTAACCGATACATGGAGGACCGCATGAAGCATGTGATGTGCGTCAAGGCCGGAGGGATTTACTTCAAGCCTGACAGTGAGGACGCGATTGAGATAGCAAAAGAGTTCCGCATCGTTAACCCCGATTGGGTTACCGCCAACAACCTGCGCAAGAAAGGCAAGCGTGTTCCGATGCCCGACCAGTGGCTGTACGCAGCCCATCGTCTTCCCCTCGACCATCCCTGGGGAGACGGCATCATCCTTCCTCTCTTCTGCAAAACGAATCGCTTCTGGCTCGACATCGTGGACCGAAGGCAGAAGGGTAGCCCCATCGACGTAGGCTTGGCCGACAGCTTCGCGCCCCGTGGCTACCAGCAGGATGGCATCGACGCAGCTATGAGGCATGGACACGGCGTGCTCCGCGCTCCCTGCGGTGCAGGCAAGACGGCGATAGGCGTGGGGATCATTGGCGCGGCCAAGCGCAAGACTCTCATCCTCGCTCACACTGGAGACCTCGTGCTGCAGTGGAAGAGCAGGCTGGCGCAGTGGCTTCCCGGCGCGAGCGTTGGCGTGTACGGCATGGGCAAGAAGGAAGCCGGCGACGTGGTGATAGCCACGGTGCAGACTCTCACCAAGATGCGCTGGACAGAGCTATACGATTGGGCCAAGCAGTTCGGCGTTGTCATCCTGGACGAAGCCCATCATGCGCCAGCACAGACCTTTTCTTTTGTGCTCACCGCCATCCCTGCGCAGCTGCGGTTCGGCCTCACCGCTACGCCTGAGCGGGCTGACGGATTGACGCCCTTTCTTTGGTGGAGCTTCGGCATAGAAATCTGGAAGATAGACCACCGCTCGCTGGAGCACAACGGCCTCATCATGGTCCCCGAGTTCTCCTTCATCGACACCATGTGGAAGCCACGCAGAGAGGTCGAGGAGTACGGGCGCGTCGTGACGGAGATGACCCTTGACAAGGACCGCAACGAGACCATCGTGGACATCGCTACGAGGTGTGCTGCAGAGGGAAGGTCGATCCTTATCCTTAGCGATCGGGTTGGTCACTGCGAGGTTCTAGCAGAGGAACTCATCGAG